TTATAGTTACAAAAACGTCCAAGGATCCAGGACACAGAAAACAATTTGTTTTCCAACATCGTTCTTTGTCCTAGTTTGACAATATTATCAAACGGTATGTTTTTCATACTGCTCATGTAACCATTCCCAATCATTTATTAAGCGAAGATCAGACCCCCTAGAAAGGCCAAACTCCATACCAGCGGTAGCACCTGCCAAAGCATATTTGCCATACTGTCTATCGTGTCCCACGGTTGTCCAAGTTTTAAGTCTTTCATTTGTTTCTCCTTCTTCCTGTCTATCAATTGTTTTACTTGCAAGTTTCACACATTCCCTAAAAGCACTTTTCCAAGTATTAAAAGGATCTGTGTCAAATCTTGTTATATTGCTGACTGCAGGTATAGGCTTGAACTTTTTGCTTATACTTGTAGTCATGTCGGGTACGGTGACGTCAACTTTTTGTGTGAGAGTCTTAGGTAATAGTTTTACGCCACCGTATCCATATTCCAAGTTGTTTATAGGATTTTTACTACGCCAAACATGAACGCAATCTAAATCCCACTCGGAAACTTTATAATCAAAATTAAAGTCATCTAATATTTCTGCATCTCCGTCAACTGCATAAAACATTTTTGTTAATGACTTATTAGCCGCTTGTATGTGTGCTTGATGTATTCCTTTTACACCATGAACACGTTTTGCCATTGGGAAACGTTCCTTCAATGCTTTCCAATTGGTTTCTGCATTAGGCTCTTGATAACTTATAAAAATTATATCAAACATTTTACTTTATTTTTTATTTGTTCAAATGCATCTTGATGAATTAAAGGTCCATCATGTTGCAAATCTCTTGCTAAATCTTTATGACTGTTTACTACTCTAAATATTTTCTTTGTGCCATAATCAGTAGTAAAATCACCTTCCCAAGTCCAATGGAACACAGGTATTCCTAATGCAGACCATAGGTTGTCTACACTAAACAAATCTTTCATTGATTGTATAACAAGTTCTCCTGTTTCTTGAACATATCTATTTAGATACCACTCTGTATCTCTCATACCCATTGTGTTCTTTGTTTCTTCTTTATTAACATTTCTATCTTCTAATCTAATACCTTGCCCGTGTTCATCTTGAAATCCAAAACTTTTTCTGTTTATCTGAGGCCATTGAATTACTACAAGTTTAGGTTTTACAAATCCTGATCTTTTAAAAAGTTGTGTGTTAAAATTTATTATGTCTGGGCCAGTACCTGCTTTTGCAAGGTTACGCAAATCTAAATTTAAATATTGTGCTAAATGACTACACCAAATTTCGTTTTCATATAAACCTACACCTTCTGTATAACTACAACCAAACACTAGCATATATGGATCCATATGTAAATTGTTTAATTCTTTTGTTCTATAACCTAATGTATTAAACTTATATTTCAACTTTCCTTTAGTATCGAAATAATTCCAGGCAGGTTTGTTTGCTGTATTATAATTTGTTTCGTCATCACCTTGATACCAGTCTAATTCTTTTCCTACATAGTTTGATACTAGCAAAGGTTTATTTTTTCTAAGATATAACATTTTCATAACCTCCTAGTTCTTTAATAGTGTCAGGAATAAATGCTTTATCCTTAGATATTTCAATTAGTCTGTTAAAATTAAATTCTACTTTATCTTGCACTGACTTGTATAGTTCTAATGCTTTTTTCGGAGCAACGACATTATCTTTTAATTGTTTAACTATTTTACTTGCTCTAGTCTTAGCATACCATTCATTATCAAAACTGTAATCAAATATTTCATTGTACAATTTAAATCCTAAACCTTCTAGTGCTTTATGTATTCCCCTAGCACCGTGTATGAGAAATACTTTCTTATAGAAAATAGGCTTGGCTGTTTTTTCTGTAATGAATATATTGTCTATGCTTGATTCGTTTACTAGTTCTATAAAACTTTTACTATATTCCTTAGGCATATTATTGAAATGATCTAACTTATCATTGAAGTTATCAAGCACGACTCTTTTTTGCTCCCAATGTCTAAAATTATAATCAGGCTCTGTTTTGTTCCAACTATATGCACCAACACTCAATAAACCTGCTTTAGCAAGATTGTCCATCATTCTACATCTATGTTCCCATGGTCGATGGTTAAGTGTAATAAAAGGATATTCAAAGTTGTCATTAGTTACATCAAAGTTTGCTTGTTTGCAACTCTTAACAGTATGTGATAACCAGAACGTTGGCCAATATTCTACTTTGCTATATGCGGGCCAATTAATTTCGCTTTGGGGCCAGCCACCTGATACAAAAGTACATTTGTTACTGCTTCTTTTTAATGCACGACTAATACGTTTTATATCTTTCTTTTGATCAAAACCCATTAGTTCCATTTCTTCTGCACCAAGTACTCTTATGTGGCAACCACGTAACTGCTCAACCATGTCCATAAAATGGCTAGGACTCCAGTCGTCAGACCACATTTTGATATTATATAAACTCTCACTCACACATATATTTATTATCCGCGTATATAAATATTTGTATGTTCGAAGTGGTAAAAAAATTTGAAAAACGTATTGCAGACTATTATAATGCTCCTTTTGCCGTTGCAACAGATAGTTGCACCCATGCATTAGAATTATCCTTAAGATTTGATAAAAAACACTTTAACATATCACAGCCTAAGGTGACTGTACCTACTAGAACATATATAAGTGTACCATTTACACTGATGAAACTAGACATACCTTGGTCGTTTGTTAATGTTAAATGGAAAGAATATTATTTTTTGGGCGGTACTAGAATAGTAGATGCGGCCGTTTTATTTGAACCTAAAACTTACATCAATGGACAATTAATGTGTTTAAGTTTTCAACACAAAAAAATGTTAGGATTAGGAAGAGGCGGTGCTATTTTATGTCCTAACATAGAAGAATATAATCTTTTAAAACAAATGGCGTATGATGGAAGAGATGATAGTAAACCGTGGGCAGAACAAAATATAAAAACAATAGGATACCATTATTATATGACTCCTGAAACTGCTCAATTAGGCATAGATAAATTAAAAACTGCAAAACCAAATAGAGTATGGACTAGTGAAGACTATCCTTACTTGCCAGAAATGAAAGTGTTCTTAGATGTCTTATAATGAATGGGATCCATTAAAAAAAGTAATTGTTGGTGTAGCCGACAATGCCAAGATTCCTGATATAGATATCAGTTTGCGTTGCGTAAATTATGCAGACAAAAAAGACGAAACAGAAATAATAAAAGGTCCTTATCCGCAAAAGGTAATTGATGAGACAAACGAAGATTTAGATACACTTTGTAAATTTTTACAAAATGAAAGTGTAGAAGTTTTACGTCCTGAACGCAATGATTGTAAGTACTACAATTATTGTCCAAGAGATAGTGTGTTTGTTTATGGAGATTTACACATGGCTACTCCTATGCCAATCCGAGCAAGACGAGGAGAATGGAGAGCATTTGAACATCACTTAACAAACCCTGTAAATATTCGTTGCTATCACGAAAGTGCATTGTATAATGCAGATTGTATAGGAAACAAAGACGTACTTGCACTTACAGAATTTGAGCCAGCATTTGATGCCGCTAATATTTTAAGAGCAAACGAAGATGTGCTTTACCTAGTAAGCAATAGTGCAAATATATTAGGAAGTGCATTATTGCAAGGAGCATTAGGGGACAAAGCAAAAGTACACAAATTACAAGACGTGTATAGTTTTATGCACTTGGATAGTACTGTTGCATTTTTAAAAGAAGGTTTGTTACTTGCTAATCCTAGCAGAATCAAAAATAAAGATGACTTACCCGGACCATTTAAGAAATGGGATATTATATGGTGTCCTGAGCCTGTTGATATTGGCCACTACCCTAGATACTGTAATTCCAGCACTTGGATTAATATGAATCTATTAAGTGTAAATACAAAGTTAGTTGCACTTGAAGAACATCAAGAACCAACTAGAATAGAATTAGAAAAACATGGTATAGAGTGTGCCATGTTACCAATGCGTCATAGTAGAACACTAGGTGGAACATTTCATTGTGTAACACTTGACTTAGAAAGGAAGGCTAATGTATAACCAAAAAGTTAAATTTAAGTATGATTGTGCAAAGTTTGTAAACTGTGAATACCCAGATGAGTCTTCTTGCATCAAACATCAAGTACATGAACTTACTGACATACATAAAGAGTATGGAGGATTTCCAAAAACCTATACAATGGGTAATACGCAAATACACCAACGTTGGTGGAATGAAGAAGAATTAGACTTTGCTGAAATAGGAGATCTATTAGGCATGGAGGCTATTACTATTAGTAGTATTAAACAACCTCCTGGGCAAGTAGTACCTTGGCATAGAGATACATTCTTTTTACTTAAGAAAAAATTTCCTAAAAGAGAACAACCTGTAAGAGCCTTAATTATGTTGGAAGACTGGAAAGTAGGACATTTTGTACAACATGACCAAGCAGTGTTTACACACTGGATGGCAGGTGATGGTTATATATGGGACACGGATATTTTACATCTTGGTGCTAATGCAGGTATGGAAGACAAATACACATTGCAGGTATCAGGTTTTATAAAATGATCAAAGGCCAAATTGCTGTAACATGGTCAGAAGCAGATTATAAAAATCTCACTTGGGTTACTAACAAAGTCCACGAAGAAAAATTTAACGCAACGGTAGATACACAAAACTATAACGTTGGTGTATATATGTGTTTTGAAAATTTACCAACAAAATTTTATGATGCTGTAAAAGACCTAGAACTTAATAAAGTTGTAGTTGCAGTCAATAAACTTACTCCAGGACAAATTTTACCTTATCATACAGACAAATACAAGACATATAAAGAACGTAATGGTATTACAGAACAAGATGAAATAATTAGAATTATTGTTTTCTTGCATGAGCAAAAAGCAGGCCACCAACTTTGGATTGAAGATGAAGTATGTGTAGGACCAGCAGGTAGTTACTTTGGTTGGGGTAAAGGTATTGAACACATGGCCGCTAATTTAGGAAGTGAAGATAGATACATCTTACAAGTAACCGGAATAAAATAATGAAACACACACGACCTCAAGACTTTGGCGACAAATGTGCATTGTTTTTTACAATGCGTTTACGTTGGATAGCAGATACTTTCTTTGCTAAACGTTACGGACACAGGGCAGTTGTATTAGAAACTGTTGCTGGCGTGCCTGGCATGGTTGCAGGTATGTGGAGTCATTTGCGTAGCCTACGAAAAATGAAACCTGATGACAGAGGTTGGATTAGAACTCTACTTGCAGAAGCAGAAAATGAACGTATGCACTTAATGATATTCATTGAGATTGCAAAACCTAATTGGTTCGAACGTTGGATGATAATTCTTGCCCAAGCATTGTTTTGGCATTTTTATTTAATACTTTATATTTTCTTTCCTAAAGTTGCACATAGAATGGTAGGTTACTTTGAGGAACAGGCAGTAATAAGTTATACATCTTATCTAAAAGCAATCGAACTAGGAAAAATAGAAAATATTAATGCACCAGATATTGCAAAGAATTATTATAACCTACGTCCAGGTGCTACACTTAGAGATGTTGTAATAGCAGTACGTGAAGATGAAAGAGGTCATGCACAAGAAAATCATAGAATGGCTGATGTTATAAGGAAAGACAAGTAATGGACTTTGCTCAAGGATTATACTATAAAAACTTTCCAGCAACAAAGCCACATTATAGGATTGATCAACGTTTTAAACAACTATTTGATGAAAGTTTTTTAAGATCAGAAACTAAACCTTTATTTTTGTTTACAGGCACAAATAATATAACAGAATTAGAAAACTTATATCTAAACAGTAAACAATGTAAAAGGTTAGATCAACAAGGATTAGACTTTTATATCTATGAACCTTTATCAAGTTACAAGACTAAACCACATAACAGAGACTTTTATAGTGAATTTATAGATATAAATCCGCAACTATATGCAGATGAATTAGATAGCATACAAAAATTTAAAAACAAATATGGTATAAGCAATATTAATGTTTATACTTGTGATTATAATGTTAAAAAGTATTTTCAAAAACAATACCCTGATTTGAATTTATATTGTTTAGATATATTTTTACGTGATTGGTTTCCTGGTTCAAAAATTAATGATGATGTCAAGCCTACAAAAAAATTTGTGTGTACAAATTGGCGATATACTAAACATAGACATATTATTATGTGTAACTTACACAACAAACCTGGGCATTACAGTTGGCAATTTAAAGCAGATAAAAAGTTATTACAAGACAATACTTTCCTAACCAAAGATTTTTGGATGTCAATACATAATAAAAACACAATGAACGGGTTAGCAGAACTAAACTTAAAAAGTCCTATGTCAATTGACCTTGCACCTACAAGCAGTAAATATGTTGAACCACACCTTGGTACTAAATGGCCAGATGACCAACATAAATTAGTAGCAAATCTTAAAGATGCCTACTATGACAGTTTTATAAGCATTGTTAATGAAACTAGATTTGCACAACCTACTGCTAATTTAAGTGAAAAGGTGTTTACTGCTATGTGGTTCCAAAGACCTTTCTTAATAGTTGGTCCTCCTTACAGTTTAAAGTATCTTAAAAAGTTAGGTTTTGTAACTTGGGATAGATGGATTGATGAAAGTTACGATACAGAACAAGATCATACTAAACGTATGATAAAAATATTAGATATTATCAACAAGATTAATGATATGGAACAAAGTGAACTATGTTTGATGTTAGATGAAATGAGCAAATATTTAAAACGTAATCAAAAACTTGCTACTAGGTTTTTTAATAATGTTACAATACTTGAGTAGAACAATCCATAAAAAATTCTTCCAGTTCAGGAAATACTTCAACTAATTTTATATCACGTCTAGTATCATATTGATTAAAGAAGTTGTAAAAAGTTTTTCTTCCTTGATTTAACTTCTTTTCATCATAGTTTGTTGATTCCATATAATCTACTACACGTCTAAATTTTTCAACTTCTAATGAACTAAACTTTGTTCTGTCTTGATCATCTTGATATTCATGCATATATTGTAAATGCTTTTTCATATAAGGCATGAATGTCTTTTTAGGAAGTATATTCATATCAAACTGTATAGGATCACGCAAGTACGGAGTATCGAATCTTATGCGTTGCCATTTAGTTTGATCATTTGTATTATATTTGTGTCTCCACTCTAAAATTTTTTCTAGTAGCCTATTAAAACTTGTTACTGCAAATAAATTAAATGTAATCATAAATGTTACAGGCCAACCTGTATTTGTTAGATAGTAATCTAAGTTTCTTTCCCACAGTCCGGTATCTAAACCATACCTAGTATAACTTGCTCTAGGTCCCCAAGTGTCAATGCTTGTATATAATTTAAAACTATTAATACAACCTTCACTTTTTAATTCTTTAAGAGTAGTAACTAAACGTTCTATTAACTTTTCTTTTACGCCCATGTTACTATTAAGTTCAATATTTAAATGAGGCTTTGGATTTTGTTTTAGTTCTTCAAATAGACGCCACGTACTTTTATGCATTAAAGGTTCGCCACCTGTAATACGTAATATGTTAAGTGTTTTACTTACTTCAGGCCACCATTCCCACCATGCATCTAAATATGGATTGCTTTCTTCTTCGAATAATTCAAAATAATCTGTATCACAAGAGTGTGCAGATACATCTTTGTATGGCCCGTGTTTTTTTATTTCACTATGATATCTACTACTAAACTTAGGATGACAGTATCCACATTTAAAATTACATTCATTACTAAAATTTACCTCAATATATTCTGGATTAATATTATAATCCCAAGGATTACTTGTAATTTCTTCTATTCTTTCTGGTGTATGTATGCTAGAACTTTTAATATGTCGATCACTGACATAATCTTTACCCATGCATTCAATATTCCAACAATATTGACATCCGCTTGGTTTCTCTCCTTCAAGCATCTGTTTACGTTCTTGTTTCTTTTGCATAGTATTATGCAATGCACTAGGATTATTTTTAAGTTCTTCTAATGGTATAGGGTGCGGAGCAGGATGATAACAACTATGTGTTTCACCTGTTTGTAAATAGATTGTAACATGGTGCCATTTTGCTAAACAAAACGTAGGAGATACTTTGTCAATCTCCGGCATGACCTGTTTTATTCTATTTAATTCGCTCATTTCTTACGAATTACTCTATCACTGTTTAAGTAAACAGTTTTGAAGAATTCACTTTGCTCATTATCAAGTGGATACACCGATACAGGTATTGATAATTCATTTCTTACTAAGGTGCCAATGTTTTCTACTGCATCAACAACATTATGCTCACCATAGTTGTTTTCTTTCCATAAACTATTCAAATATTCGAAGTCTCTAGTTTGCGTATGGTCCCAATTAGTACACATTGTTTTATAACAACCTTCTCTAGCACCTAACAAACAATACATTCCGTTTTTAATATCTGCACCAACGTTCATCCATATCAATAGTCTATGATAATTTTGCCACCATATCTCTTTTAAATTTTTTACAGGAGCACCTCTATTTAATGACATCTTAACGCCTTCTCTAAATCCTGCTCTCCATGCCTGTTGGGGCGTAGAACTTATTATGCTAGTTGAAAAATTTTCGTTCAATTGATAGTAATTGTCAAAATAACAAAATTCTATTTGTGTATCATCAGCACCATCTGTATTTTCATGGGTTTTCATATTAGCAACAAAGTCCTTTGTCCACATCTTTAAACTTCCGTTGCCGTACATTAATCCATTGACATTTACTTTACCACACCAACTAAACTGATAATCATCATCAACGCCTAACTTTTCATAATCTAGTTCAACGTGCATAAATTTAGGATCAACAATAGTATCTCCATCAACAGTTACAAAGTGCTTGGTTTCAGATAAGTCTGCACAGGCTTTGTGTGCCGCGTCAGATCCTTCTACGCCATGAACACGTTTTGCCCAAGGGATTTTATTTTTTAGATCGGTCCAATTTTCTTCTGCGTTAGGTTCGTCATAACTTAAGAAAATTATATCTACATCTTTAATTTTGCACGATTTGATGTCCATAACTATTAAACCTTTTATATGTATATATAGAGTAAAACTTATTTGATCTATCTAAGTTGTCAAAATCAATCTCATAATTACCACTATCTAAATTAAATTCTAAACTTCTATATAACACATGAGGATCATTCTCTTGCGTTATACTAAAATGCTTTGTAATCTTTAATTGTACATTCTTTTCTTTAAGTTGCAAACCAAAAGTTTTTCCAAACTTTAATTTCCATTTGTTTGATTGGTAATCTTTAACAAGTATAATATCTGTTTCTTCTTTTGTTTCCTCAACTAGATGTAATAAATTATCAACTAAAAATTCACTATTATTATTTTTATTTTTATCTACAATTTCATATACAGTTGTTGCTGGATTAAATTCAACTCTGTATTTTGTTAAACCATTTGCACTTATTTCTTTATACTTGTCATTAGTAATTTCTAAACAATCTGTCTTGTGCTTATCGCCTGTTAATCTTAGTATGTCTCCTGTTTGTGGATTAAAGATTACATAAGTTGGTTGTATATCTACTGGTTTAAAATCAAACGATTCCATGATAATCCTCGTAAGTTTTAAAGATATGTGAATCAACTATACTGTTTTTAGTATAATGGAATACACCTTGTTGTAAAGTATTTCCAACACGTAGATTTAATTGTCCATCTAAATATGTTCCTACACGATTAGTCCAATCTTCTGTTGGTTGTTTCCAGTCTTGTATGTAAGGTTTCATATGCACAAAGTTTGGAAAGTTAATTTTTTTATTTGTAACTTTTTCTTCTATGCCTAACATCTTTACAACAATAGCCATGCTAGTATCTACACTTAAAAAACTTTGTTGTTTCTTAGGACTGTAAAGTCTATAAAAAGTTTCATGATTTTTCATTACTAGTTCTAGCCAAGTGTAAAATTGTTTTGCAAACTTGCTTTTTTTAAAATAATGTATTGCACAATACACATTAGGCAATTCATTTAGTATGTAACTAGGGCGATAATAACTATCTTTTATATCTTCTTGTCTATATGTCTTAGGTTTAGTAGTTAAAAACACTTCATAATTTTTCATTAAGTTCCACCAATTAGATAGATCCTGTAATACTAACATATCTGTATCCATTACAAAAGTTTCTTCATATGGTGTTGCGTGATATATCTTCCATCTATTCTGTACTTTCCATTTGTCGTGTTTAGCAACATCTTGAAAAGGTATAGGCACTATTGTATCAAATAAACCTTTGTACTTTGTAGGCACTTCGTCATTTGTTATTAAACAAATTTTACTATCTTTATTTGTAGCATGAATGCTCATTGCAAGTAGACAGGCTTGTTTTACATAACTATCCTTGTCATTATTCTGTGCTAGGAAAGTAAAATTAGGCATTTATACTATCCTTTGGTTTACAAAAATAATCAATAGTTTTCCATTGCCCATCTGTTGGTATTTGTTCATGCAATTCTTGTTTGACCAAACATTGTGCTTTGTGATCAAACTGTTGTACTTCCTGAGTTACACATTGCGAACTTCCGCATACGGTCAAATATAATACCCATAATATATCCATTACATCACTCCATCTATCATTCTGTTCAGACTAAACTTATTCATCACATGGACATTTAGTTTATCTGTATATACTGCGGTATATTGTCCTAGTCTATCTTTTTTCTCTACTAAAAATTTTAACTTATCTTCTTCTACCTCAAACAAAACATCTTTATCAGTTGAGTATAACATTTTTCCTGGCATTGATCCTATTTTATGATTGTCCATTAAATTTACTGCAATACTAAAACTATAATCATTTCTATATACCCTTTGGCTTAATTGATACACGTTTGCATAATGTACCCATTCCTGTCTAATATGTTCTATTAATTCAAAGAATGTTTTAGTAAAGTATGTCTTTTTAAATACTACGCAAGTGGCCCAATAAAAGTCTATACTAGTGTCACTTATTCTTTTGAATTCTGTAAAGTCTCTGTGCAAAGTAATATCTGTACTGTCTTTATATAATAACAAATCATGTTCAGTATCAAATACATTTTTAAATAAATCATTACAAATAATATAATCTGTATCCATCATTAAAGTTACATCATATGGTGTAAGTTTGTATGCCTGTGGTCTAAGATCATTGTTAAATTCTAATTTCTTATGACTTAAAGCACCATCATTGTAACGTTTACTAAAATTGTTTTTACTTTTCTTTTCTATGATTTGATCAAAGACTTCATACGGATAATAATCAGTTACACGTTTCTTATCGCTTGTCACTAAACTGACTGGTACTTTTAAATGTTTGTTAATCTTTTTTGCTAGATAACAGGCCTGCTTAACATAATCAATCTGGCTATTGTTATTTGCAAATAATAGTACACCTTTACTCATCGTCCTCTATGCCCTTTAGTTGATTCTTTCTGTGTTCCATCCAACTTATAGCAGTATGAATATGTCCGGTGTCTGTTTCTTGTAATTGACTTTTTGCGTATTTAATTTCCTGTTCTATGAAATTTAACTTTATTAAATTTCCAGGAAAGTCTTTGTGTTTACTCTTTTGTTTCTGTTTCAACATCTACAATATCCGGTATTGATCTTTTGCTTGTAATTTTTTTATATTCTGCAAGGTACTCATTGGTAGCAACAAAATACTTGTTTAAAATTTCTTCTCTAAAATCATCTATATATTCTATATCAATTGGAACGTCATTGTCATCAATTAAAATAAAACTTGTTTGTCCATTACCAATTAATGTTTGACAGAAGTTTATTAACTCTTTGGTAATAGTAAACTGTCCACCTTTGGTAAAATAAATTGTTTGTTCAGCAAACCGTTCTTTTGCCATTTTAATTTGGTTATTAAGAGTGGTGCTGTAATTTGCGAATTCTAATGCTTTTTGTAACTTTTCATCCATAGTGATAACCTCACTACTATTTAAGCATTATTTTTGGGATTCTATTGAAGTGTGGTTACGTTAGCACCAGTTGGTGCCGCCACTGCTACATCACTACCATGTGGTTTAAGTGAAACTACTGATGATGCTACATCGCCGTTAATATCTTCATCTTGAGGATCAACAGCACCGTCATTGTTTGTATCATCACCTAGGTCATCATCTCTAAATTGGATTCTAACTTGGATTGCTGATGTATTATTTTCTTTTACGTGAATATTGTAATCGTTTTCTGCATACACGCCACTACCATCTTTTTGGAATACTTTTTGGTATGTTCCTGTAAGTTCATAATTACCAATTGAAGAACCTGTTCCAGGTACGCCACCATTTGAACTAGTAGCATGAGCGGCAAAACTTACTGTTCCCATTGAACTTAATAATGTGTTCCAGTCATTGTATTTTGCTCCACTACCGTTTGTAATGTCTGCTGTAAATAACAATTTACCACCTGCATTGAAAAAGTGTCTACGTGCATCTGCACTTGTAAATGTTGCTGTAAACTCGTGTGTAATAGTACCGTTCCATGTATTTGTTCTTGTTGAACTTACCAATGGAACTTGATCTGATTGACTTGTATCACCTGTGTAAATGCTTAACTTACCTGTGTTAATTAAAATAGCAAGATCTTCGTATTGCTTAATTCCTTTACCACCGGCAACATCATCTTCTTTTATTTCATTACCAACTGTAATTGATGCAAGTGTGTTTGGCGTAGTACCAGTTTGGTGTCTACGTGCTTTAATCATATCAGTGTAAAGGTTAGCCATATGTGATGCTTGGATTACTGTACCTTGTGCAACTTGACTACTTGCTAAAGTTTGTCCATAGCCTGAATCGCCTGAACCGTTACCCATGACACCGTCTACTGAACTTTGTAGTGTGTTATACCTTGAGGCTGTGATTAATGCCATTTACTTTACTTCCTTATATTTTTATAAAAACTTCTACTAATTTTTCTTCGAATCTTTCGTTAGCCTCTAAAGCAATACCTACCATATCTCCTTCTGGAGCCTTTTGAGCAGTACCGTTAGCACCAACATAAAGTTTATCACCCTTTTCAACAGGACCCATTACTCTTAATGGTGTTCTACCTACTAGTGCGATTGCTTGTCCTTCAGCATCTGAATTTAAAACAACACCTGGTTTGCTAGAAATAATACCGCATGGTACTTCTGTCATTGCACATGATGTCATTTCGCCTTCGCCGCCAACTGTCATAATAGTACCTACTGGGTACTGTGTGTCAGTTACATATTTCTCAGCCAAGTCAGCATAGTTTGCCTTTAAAGCAGTACCTTGGAAGTTAGTTGCATAAATGTCACCGCTTCCATCTCTTACTGCGACAGTATCGTTTGATGCCGCTGTTGAAGCCGTTCTATTTGCTGTTCCACTACCTACTGGAACTTCCATTGCACTTGCTACCGTTGCCTTACCGTTAAACTCATTAGCATACATAATATTCCATTTCAATGCACTCGAACCAACGTTAAACGTTGCTGAAGCACTTGGAAGAATACCATCTGCTGTTATGTTTAATGGCTCTTTAACTTGAGCACTTGCATTATCAACTTTGAATTTAATAATCTGTCCAATGTCATTTTGAATAACACCTTGATTATCATTTTCAATTTTAATTGCTAAATCGTTTGAATCACCAACTGTAAAACCTGCATCAGCAAATCTTACTATTGTACTAAAGTTTGCTACTGAACCTCTAACATAATCAGAAGCCGCAAATCCACCTAACTTATCTGTGTTAGAAGATGTACCGTAGTATCTGTGAGCAGTTGATGTCACACCGCCTGTTGCGTTTGTTGTATTTTTTAAAGTAAGTCCTGCACGTACTACATCGAAACCTGTTATGGCATTATTGGAGTCTGTTGAATCGATTGTAAATTCTACTGCACTTACTATGAATACTGTTTCATCAGCAATGATACCCTTCATCACTGTTCTGTTTACCTGTGCGTTGTCACGTACAGTTGCAGTTAACATTTGAGTAACTGTAGAACCTTGTGATTGTGGACCTATTAATATAAAGCCTGATCCTGTGTTTGCGTATAGTTGACTGTTGCCACTATCCCACCAAAAGTCACCAGTTGTAAGTCCTGAAGGTTGAGTAGTGCTTACTTCTGCACCACCTGTTGTTCTGAATTTTGTACCATCGTAAAATTTTAGTTTACTTGCGCCGCTATCAAACCACATTTGACCGGCGATTGCTTTAGCCGGCTGGTTTGCACTAGCGAAATTCTCAAGCAAATGCACGAAATTTTCGTTTTGTATCTCTCCATAACCAGCATAATTTTTACCAACAAGTTTTAGATCAGTAGTTTGATCGATAGTACCGTCTTCTACTACTGCTATCTGCGTCCCGTTAGTTTTATTAATTATGTATGCCATAGTTATAACCCCTCTATTGTATATATTTATCTTTAAACACTAGAACTACCGTTTACGGGTCCAGTCCAAACACCGCCTGTAATGGTACATATCTTAACAGATCTTGCTAAAGATAGTACAACACTACCAACTGCTTGGCTAAATGTAAAGTCTGATACAACAGATTGGTTCTCATTTCCTGTTACAGGTACCCTTGATATAGTTGCTGAACTTCCAGTATAAGTGTTACCGTTTGAAGCGGTATCTAAGTTAATTTCTATTGTTTGTGCGTCAACTATGTTTGAAATAGTATGTGTACCATTTAAAGCAGTTAAACCAGTAGCACCAGTAATTGTTACTGATTGTCCACCTTCGTATCCATGTGTTCCGCCAAGTGTTAATCTTGTATTTGCTTGTTTTACAACACTTACCACAGTTTGTGGTGATGCTGTAATTGTTTTATCTACTGATGTTGTAGTTTTACTTAATGCATTATTAAGTGTAGATGCTGAGAATGTTGCAGTTGCACCAGTAGTACTTGTACAATGTAAGTAAGCCTGTGTACCTTCTTTTTTAGTACTTGCAGGAACAATATCCTCAACTACTAATAATATTTGTGCATTTGTTAATCCAGTAATATCAATACTAAATGAAACTCTTTCTCCGTTTACAGTATCATCAACATAACTTTTACTTGCGGCATCTGTTGCCTGTGAAGGAGTAGGTAAGCCTCTGATAGTTTGACTATTAGTAATTGTAATAGGACCATCACTTGTAAATGATAATGGATTACCGCTTCCTGTAGAAATTGTTGTGCCATCAATGGTTGTGTTATCAACAACTAAACTTGTAAGTGTTCCAACATTTGTAAGGTCTGGTGCTGATTGAATATGTTTCATAGTTGGAGTTGATCCAACCTGTGTGATCATTTCATTACCGTTAAACTTGTAACCTTTTGTAGAGTCGTAATTTACGTTTGCTGTCCAACTGTTTGTTGCATTTTTCCATAAAAATTCTTTATCATCTGGTGTTGCTCTAATTAATATACCACCGTCGTCAACTTGTGAATCAGTAAGCAGTGTACTATCAGAACCTAAAGCAAGTTCAATATTTTTATCAACAATTTTTAAAGTTTGAGATTCAACTGAAATAGTGTTACCTAGAACTGTAAGGTCACCGCTGATTCGTGTACTTCCGTTAATGTCTAAAGTTGCTATTGGATTTGTTTTAAATATACCTATTCTAGATTCACTTGAATCTATATGTATTGCATTTTCAAATCCTGTTGTCTTTCTTGTCTTAACAAAAATATCTCTGTCAGCAACATTATTTTGTATAACTGATTGTTGTGCATCTATTAAAATTTGTATATTGTTTTCAGGTCCTACAATAATACCTGAATTATTAATTGTTGTTATTGAACCATTTGAAGTTGCGTTTGCATCAGTAGGCATAAACTGAGATGCATTTTTCTTAATACCTTGTGCGTTAACAATAGTATCTGCCGCTGTTGCTGTACCATGTACTTTAAAATCACTTTCAACTAATGTAAATCCTTTTTGTAAAATACCTGTAAGTCCTGTTATTTCAAATCCTGCCTTAGGAGTAAAAGCAACATTATTATAAACACCAACAAGTGTTCCGCCTAAGAAAAACTTAATAATAACTCTATCTAAGTTTTGTGAATCTTGTAAAGTTTCAACTTTGAATCCTGATCTTTTTTGTGTGCTTGTATAAAGTGGTCCTGCTAATTCTAAATCCGAACCATCATAAAAATACATTTGATTATTTAAATTATCAATCCAAATGTCTCCTGCAACCATAGTAGGCTGTGATGAACTTACAATAGGACCGCCAGCACTTGTAAATGCTGTTCCATTCCATATCTTTAATCTTGATTCTGATTTATCCCACCACAGTTGACCTGTTAAAGGATTGCTCGGTGCCGCAGTATTGGCAAAGTTTTCAAGCATCTTAACAAAATTTTCATTAATGCTTTCCCCAAACCCTGAATAGTTTCTACCAATTAATGTAATGTCAGTTGTAGCAGTATCAATACTTCCGTCTACCAGTTGAACTAATAGTGTGCCGTCTGTTTTGTTAATTTGATATGCCATTAAACTGCTCCTGACCCTTCTGGATTACCTGTGTACATTAAGTAATTCATAGTTAAGTATGGATTCATTACGTCTTGTGGTTGTCCTACTGCTGTTGATGAAACTACTCCACCTGACCTAGGATATGCCTGACCGGCATTTGTTCCTGTAGGTGCATCGTAAACTATTACTGAAGATCCTTGTCCTATACTGTTCGCAGGATTACCATCTCTAATTGCATAAAATTGATAATTTTCTTCAGATTTAAAATCGTGTTCATGATCTGGTAACTTGTCTATGCTAATAACTTTAGTTTCGCCACCTGCAAATAAACCTTCGCTATCTGCTGATGTACTTTGTACTCTATTTGCACTTGTACCACCCATGTTATCTTTACCTAATGGAAATCTACCTCTCATATCTGGTAAAGCAAATTTACCAGCAGTTGTTTCACTCTGTGCTTTGTAAGTATAACCTATTAGTGTGAATAATTCACTGTATGATGAAATAAACAGTTCTCTACCATCACATAATTGCCAAGCAGTTAAGCCTGATGGAATTTTTGATTCTGGTACTGCGTACGGTACTACCATTCCTAATGGATTAACTGGTAGTGCATTAAATAAATTGTTTCTTGATATCTTTCTAACACCTGTACCATTACCATCTATGTCAGTAATTCTTGTAATTAAGAACTCGTCATCAAACTGTGATGCGTTTACTACTGGCTTGTTAGATATAAAAGCAGGATCTATTGAAGTTTGAAAAACTTTTTGTAAAGTAGTTTCACCTGTGTCTGCAAATTGCCCGTCAAACTGTATATCAGCGGCACTTACATCACCTTGGACTTTAAAAGTTGTTCTACTTGCAAGTTTTTCTGTTGATCCTGATCTACCAGAAACTGTTCCTGTAACGTTTCCTGTTAATTCACCAAAAATATTTGTTGCGTGTACTGATGCAAATTTATTTGCTGATGTTCCAATGTTTTTATTATTAATAACTTGCGGAATAATGTCACCTGTTGTAACACTACCAGCAACATTTAAAGCCTCGCCTATGTAAACACTTTTTGCAACACCAACACCACCAGCAGTTACTATTGAACCTGTACCTGTGTTAGATGATTGTGTAATGTTTGTATTTGTTATTACACCTGTTGCTCTTAATGTTCCTGCAATATCAACTGTTGCGGCAGGACTTAATGTTCCTATACCTACTTGTCCAGTTGAATCTATTCTTAATCTTGTTGCAATACTTCCAGTGTCATTTGTTTTGAAGTCAATTGGTGATCCTGAAGTTTGTTGTGAAATAGTACCAGCGGTATTTTCAATACCAATACTTAATTTTGCATCACTTCCTATTATTATACCTGAGTTTGTGTTTACATTAAGTTTTGATGTTGCTGTTGACTCTTGATCTGATCTTAGAAAACTAGCAGAACTAACTTTAGTAGTTCCTACCATTAAGTTATCTGCCGAGTCGGCTGTTCCGTAAAATTTAGGAACACCATTACTGTTTAGATTTGTAGTTGATAAGTTTATTCCAACTTTTACTGGATTGTCTATACCGTTTAATTTTTGTTTTGGTGAAAATTGATTAGCACTAATTACCGCTATTAGGTTTCCACCTGATTCCATTTTAAGAATTGTGTAATTAATATCATCGTTTCCTACAACTACTTCTGGTTTAATACCTGCGGCTAAACCTTGACTAAATTCTGGACCTACTAATACCCAACCGGAACCTGTAAACAAATATAATTGTTGGTTATCAGTGTCAACCCAAAGGTCTCCTGTATTGCTATTTGCTACACTTGGTGCACTTGAGGCACGTTTTATTCCACCTGCTTCTTGCCAACTTGTTCCATCATAAACTTTTAATGTATCTGTTCCTGCTGTACTGTCATACCATAACTGTCCTTCGATAGGACTTGTAGGAGCAGTATCGTTTGCAAAGTTTTCCAACATTCGCAAAAAGTTTTGTCCTATTTGTGTACCGTACTCCGTTGTATTTTTACCAGGTATGCTTAAACTGGTTGTGTTATCGATAGTAGAGTCTTCGATTACTATACTACCTTTAGTGGAGTCAGTATAATTTATGGTATATGCCATTTATTACCCCTCGTTAAATCCAGTTAAACTTTGTACTCTCAGTGTATAATCTATTTGGATTAATCTGTTTAAACTCTTTTGCACAGGATGGAATATAACGTGTGTTAAAAGTTTTCCTGTTCCTGCTGGTGAATAACTTACAAGGCCTAATTCATCGAATACAAAATTACTTGCTGTATTTTGTGCAGTATCATTTGCATCTTGCCCTGATGGTTCACCGTAATCTAATATAGTACTAACTAATATGTCAGTATAATTTGTTCCTGTTACGTGTCTTGTTTCAATCTTGTTTCTATTTGGATCAGTATTGTTTGCACTCTGATCATCAACCACTTTAATATATGTCTGGTTATAAAGACTTGCATTAACACCTGTGCTATTTGGAGTCAAGTAAGTAATAATGCCTGTAGGATCAACACTAGTACCACCGTTTCCAAATGCCATTTGATATACAAAGCCTTGTCCAGCATTAGATAGTGATTCTGCTAAAGCAATACTCATGTTTTCATAGTGTATTGCGTTGCGTTTATTAATAATAGTTTCGCCAGAGTCTTTGTCAAAGATATGTATATGTCCTTGAACACTAAACCCGGATTTGTCAAATATGTTGTCTGTCATTTTATCTTTCCTACATTGTATTTATTAGTTTGGCAATTTCACTTCCTTTGCACGAATGAACTGAGCCACTGGATTTTGGGATCTACCCAAACTCTTTGTGCTTGTACTGTCTACAATATCGTTCCAAAGTTGTCCTTGCTTACGAATCACTGTTAATTTCTCTCCATCTGCCAGTGAATATACATAAATTTTAGTGCTATTTGTACTAGAGTCATATTGTACTCTAAATCCATCACGTTCTAGTCCCCAAGTTTGAGGATAATTTGGTAATGTTACAGTAATATCACCATCTGGACTATCCATTCCAGTAGTTGGGTGGAATATGTCCTTAACTGCACTGCCGCCTGTGTTTAGGTATCCTTTGGTTAAACGTTGTCCACCTAAGAATACTTCCATTTCGTTGCGACTTGCTGGATTCCAATCCAACGTATATTCTCTTTCCACATAATTTCCACTAACAAGACTGTTTGTAGTAGTAAAGTTCTGTACTAATAATTTATCTTGATATGGTATGGTCTCGTCTATACCCTGGTTGAACAATTCATCACCTTTTTTATGTAATTCTTTTACTCCAGTACCTAATGTACCGCGTCTAAGTTGTCTTAATTTGTTACCAGACTTAACAAAATACTCAATACGTTCAGCATTTATGAAGATAATACCTGGAATATTGTTTGTTATATCTGGAGTTGGTAAGTTAGTAGCGTCATCTACTTCAAGTTCTTTATCAAATACACCTAAGTCTTTAGCAAGTCTGTAAGAGTTACTATCACCTAAACGTTTGTAAACTGTTCTATTCAACATATCTTTGAATAATCTATATCCGAACTTGCCAGTGATAGGTCCTTCTGTTGCAAATTCAATTATTTCTACAACATCATTGTCCGCAAATGGATTAAGTGTTCTAATAAATTTATTATCGTTTGTTAATGTGTAGTCAACATTAGGTGTTTGTACTTTACCATTTACAACTAACCAAACAAATTCAGTATCGTATGCTTGTTTTCTTAATTTGATCAAGCCATTGCGTAACTGTTTGTATTCTAAATCATCTTTAGAGCCAACATTCAAAGTAGATCTTGACACAATATCAAAGTTTGTTCTTTCTATTGCTTGGATATCATGTTTACTAAAGTGTGTTACAACAACTTTTGTATCTATTGCAGGCAGAGTTGACAATGTTAGTTGGTTGCCATTGATAGTATATTGACCATCTGTCTTAACAAATATTTCTAATATGTCACCAACGTTTGCAACATTTTCAAATATTTCAATACTTGTATTTGCAGGTTTAAAGATAAAGTCTGAAGTGTAAGTTAAAGCAACACCATTCAAGTAGACATCTATATCTGTAGCACCTAAAGTACCTCCTGGTTGTTGCCAGTTCTTTAATTGATATTCAAACTTATTTGACTCTACTGTAAACTGTTCATTGTATCCTGCATTTAATACTTTTCTATCGTTTGCATTTGTAAACGTTTCTACAATTACGTTATGTGTGCTAGGTAATGAACTGAATGGCGTTATACTCATTGTATATACTTGAGTGCTTCCATCTGCTGTAAATGTATCTTTTTTAATTTCAGAAAATACTTTACTTTCACTTGCATAAATCATATAATCTATCACAGCACCTACTGCCGGAGGAGCACCAAATGTAATTGCAACTTTATTAGTTGTATCATATGTGCTGTCGGTAGTTTCTATCACGTAATCTACTATTTGTCCATCTACTGTAACAAAAGATGTTAAACCTGTTTGCCAATTAACCTGTGTTACATATTGTAATGTACTTCCATCACCAGTAAACTGATCCATATCAAGTATCTTTTCACCATTACCACTCATTGTAATAATATTAATTCTATCATTCAGAGATAAACTTGGTATTGTAATTTTCTTTGTTCTAAAGTTTACAGTATAAGCACTTGGGCCAAGTATAACATTGTTTTTCTTAACAAATATTCCTTCTGCACTTTGAGGATAAACACCAAAGTCAAATACTCCTGTACCTGCTGTGTCTACATCATATGATCTAGTATCAACGATACTACCACCTTCGCCTATTCTGTCATAAACTTTTATGTCAAGAGTGTCAAGAACTTGTCCTTGAATTAATTCTTCTGGACCACCACTTGTCGTAGGTGTAACAAACCCGTCACCATCTACAACAATGTCCTCTGCATTAAGTCCTGTTGCAGTACCATAATTTAAATTACCGCCACTTAATGCTGTATCATATGCTTTTGGATCAGGAATAAACGAACCATCACTTGTAGTTTTTCTAAGTACAATTACATCATTGTCTGCTGTTGGTACAACTTGTTCGTCTATGACAACTAGGTTTGTATATGTCTGGTCGTCTGTAAGTGCGATTCCTGTTTGACCTGCACCTGTAATACTTGTAATCTTTGCATTTACATTTGTTTGATTTGCAGTTCCAAAGTTTGGATCATCTATTCTTACATTATTTTTATATACATTATAAACAATACCTGTTTCAAGAGGTTTTTTAAATGTAAACACCTTTGTACTATTATCTATTCTAAATACTTCATCTTCATATGTAGTATCATAAGTGTCAAAAGCAGACGTATAGTACGGATCACTTGACCAACCAGTTCCGCCGCCAAAGTCAAAACTCTTAACTTGAACTCCACCATAGTCAATACCTTTCATTAGTTGATCAAATAACTTGTCAGGCATTCCTGCGATTGGTTCGTATAAGAAGTGTACTCTATCTGCATAAGTTAAGAATGCATTATCTACTTGATATCTTACTCTCAATGTCGTATTGTTTGCAGGTGGAGTATCAAATGTAATTCTACCTCTTTGTCTACTTCTTCCTAAAGCAATATCTTCTTCATTGCTTGGCGTATAACTTGTTTGTAATACTTCTGTCCAAACATTCAATGGATTATTATTGTCTTTGATTAAAATTCTATAATGTTCTTTGTCAAGTGTAATAGGAAATTTCAAATTAAACTGGAATTGTGATCCTGTACCACTAAAGTCTTGTTCTAGTTCTCTACCTGGAATAGTAGTTGCAACCTGTAATGGACCGCCTTGGATAGCACTAGCACCTGTTGAATATGCTACATCAAATTTACCAAACACTAGATCGTCAGTTGTTCTATCAAATTTAATTACATTTTTAAACTGTCTAGATTTACCTTTTCCTATTTGTGCAGATGCACTTGCTTCTACACCACTTGAAGAAACCGTGCCATCTAATTTAATTATAGGTGCACTCTTATATCCACTACCACCATTTGTAACTTTAATTGATGTAACTTTTCCTCCACCAACGTATGCAATAGCAGTTGCGCCTGTTCCGCCTCCGCCTGTAATTCTTACTACTGGTGCAATAGTATAACCTGAACCAGCATTTGATACAGCAATTTTTTCTATTTCAAATCCTGCATTGTCTAACCAATGTTTACTTGGATATACACTTGTTTGTGCATTTGTACTAAAGAATTCATTATCTGTTACTGTAATTTCTTGTGGTACAATTTTACCTTCTGTATCTAAGTAGTATTGAGGTAGATCAAAGTCAGTTACAGTTGTACCAGTAGTATCTATTTTTTCATAGTTACTAATAAATTCTCTAATTTTAGTTTTGTAAGGTTTAACTTCTTCTGCATATTGTTGGTAACTAGGTAAGTTATCATTATTATATGTAATGTCTTGACGTAATTCACCAACGTTGTGTTGTGCTTTTATAAATGAAGTTTTAAATAACCAATCCACAAATGGTTGTTCTGATAGTAAGTAACGTATGCTTGTAAAGAATAACTTGTTATATTCTGTTTCTAATTCATCTACAAACAAATGGTCTCTTAAAGTTTCTAAAATTATACGTGTTTCTTTTGCAGGTTGTAAGTCATATCTATTTTCATCATAACTTATTCCATCAAAGCCTACTTCGCTGTTAGCATAATCATATAAAGCATTTGTAAATTGTATAGTTGCATTCTGTCTACCTATTGTAGTGAAGTTGATTGTGTAATCACTTGTGACTTGACTATCTTTCTTCTTAAGCAATAACCAACCGCCTGTTCCAACAGTATTGATTTTAACAATATCACCTATGTCTGCTTCTAAACTTCCTAACTCATAACTTTGTCCAACAGTATGATCAATTCCTGTCAATTCATTGTAACCTGTTGCATACCAATCAGCATAATTCCAATATGGTCTTACATCGTATTTTTGTCCCTTCGTTTTACTCCAAGGAAACGTTGCGCCTACATATTCGTATATTGACCATCTGTTGTTATAATTTTCATCTGCTGAAACTAACACTGAATATTTTCTAACCTGTAAACTAGTTGCATCTGTATAACCATTACCTTGTTTAGTAACTGTTGCACCTGTAACTGCCCCAATGGCGTTTATTGTAAGTTTTATTTCAGCACCAGAACCTTGTGGATCTGTTATTGCTACTCTAGGTGCAGTGGTATATCCTCTACCTGCTTCATCTACTAATACATCAGTTATTCTTCCGTTTACAATGATAGGATTTAAAGTAGCCTGAGTTTTCTTTGTAACATTTACTAATAATAATTCTGCATAAGTGTTTACAGTTTTATCATAGTATCCTTCCGCACTTGCAGGAGCACCTTCATATTTCGTTAAAGAAGTTAGATTGAAATCATCAACCATAACTTTTTCTTTTAGTGTTCTGTTTACACGTTCTATAACTTGTTTAATTGCTTCAACTCTGTTAACAAACATACTTTGTCTTGGAGTATTAAGAATACCATACATTTCTTTTGGACTTGCTAATGGATCTGGAACTATTCTCTCTTGTTCATCAAATCCTATTAAACTATCAAACCATTTTCTTTCAATATCTTTGTTTGGTTTACTTGCCGCGTAACTGTCTGTCAATAGTTGATACTGATTGTGAATATTGATATTTTGATTATCGATAGTCCAGTATCTAAAATTAATTGCAACATCTTTTCCTTCAATTAAACTTTCGCAATTATGAATTGAAAATTTATTGTTACCTAATAAGTTTACAAATTTATATCCTTGTTTTTCAGGAGAGTCAATAAATGCTTGTACATCAAATGCACTTATAGTTCTGCTTGGAATATTTGGTACTGTCTTTTTGTTCTTTACCCAGTAATAATAGTAATTTGTAAATGTACCTGTGTTTTTGTTGTAAATTCTTTTTATTGAATACGCATTATCCCCGTACTTACTTGTACCGCTTATACCTAAAGCAAGTGCTGATTCAGTATCTGTTTGTGCGTCCCACTCGCTTGGAAGTAAACTACTTTCTACCCATTCGTAAATATCTACACTAGTACCAGTAAACTTTTTATTAAATCTATTTGATACATTAATAATGCCTCCTGAGTAAGGATCAAGGAATCTAACTGCTCCTATATCCCACCACAATTTACCAACCAAGTCATCTGCATTAAAGTTAGTTGTATCTACAAAACCTGAAGTACCATTTGAGTAGATAGCAGGATCATAATCAACTTTGAAATATAGTTCCTGCTCAGCCGGACCAGCAATCTTACCCTGTATTGGATCTATGTAATCTAAATATGTTATAAACTTTTTAGTCTTTGTGTTATATAAGAATGAACCTTTTAACTTTTTAAGATCCACCTGATCAGTTGCAACTCTGTGTTTTGTCCATATGTTAGTAGTAGCAGGCAATCTATAGTCTAAAACTCTGCCTAGAACTGACGCATCAGTATTTTTTAGTTTAGGTAGTCCAATATAAATGTGGTTGTTTTGTATGTGTAAGTTTTCACCAAAGAACGATATGCTCTTACCAGTGACAGTTGAATCAAAGTCTAAATTATCAAAGTCTAATGATTGACCAAATAATAAAGTATCATTAATTCTTTCATATACAAGTATTTCTCCTGTATTAGAAAACGTTGTTGTGAAGTTTGTTAAGTTGTTATCAAATGATGTTATAGGAGATGCGTTTCCTACTTTACTACCATCAAAGGTTGTAGTATCTTGTACATCGCCGCCACTTGAATTTACAACAAGTCTATTACCATCAAACTCTACTTTAGTACCAAATCTTTCATTAATTAAATCGCCAGGGCCTCTTATAGTTTGATTTAACACAAACGTTCCGTTATTATTTTTATAGATGTAAACACAACCACCGTTGTTTACAGTAACACTATTGTAAGGTGCACCTACGGCCACAAGTTTTCCATCATTGCTTACTGCTACTGATTCTGCAAATTGTTCGTCAACATACTCAGCACTAATCAATTGATCGTATTGGTATCTGCCTTGGTTAAGTCTATAAATTGCAATCTTTGGACTTGATAAACTACTATCAATTTGGTCGCCATATTTTAAAGTACTTGCTAGAACGTTTCCATCACTGCTTACACTAATAGTGCCACCGAAACTTAAGATGTTAGTTTGATTAATTGCACTATCACCGCCGGCAATAGTAAAGCCACTATCATTTGGTACGTAACCTACTAGATCTATTTCTTCAGTTTGTAATGTCCATAAACTTGAATTAAATGCACTAGGTACAATATTTGTTTTTGCTTTGTACAAATTGTTATTCCATATAACAATATTTCCTGTGTAATAACTGTAATTAGAATTCCAAGGACCTTTGTAGTTTGTGTCTGCGCCAAGTTGCCAATTATCTGTTCCTGCTGGATTATCTATAAAATGTATTCTACCTGGTTCAGCAAAAGTATTATTTCCTTTTTCAGTAATAATTGCAGTATAACCTGATGTATTTTTAACAATTTTAATTTTGTTTCCTAAATGCTTAAAGTTATTTGCATCTGGAAGTGTATATGCATTTAGTAATGTGTAATATCCACTTGCATTCTTTTTATAGATTGCATAGTAACCTTCTTTATTATAACCTACAAATGTTGCCGCAGGTTCAACAGGAATATTATAAACCCTTTGCCATTCATTGTTAACATCAGTTGGTGGATTACTATCACTAGCAACACCTTGTATAATTTTTTGTTTGTATAACCAATATTCTAAGTCCACTAACTTATCATTTGAACCTGGTGTAATATTACTTCCATAATCAAATACAAGTAGTTTGCCTGCGTTGGCATTGTCGGCGTGTCTTTCAGTTATACTACCCATATCAAGTATTTGATCAGCGCCGCCACCTAATGGAGTATAAGTTGTAATTTCTATAATCTCTGTATCATTTTGCGTTGAACCTATTTTAAAGTCACCGCTTTTGTTTTTGAAGTAAACTCTTGCCTCTGCAATTGAATCTTGTTTTACATAAGCAACCGTGGCTGTTGTTCCTGTAGTTTTTCCTCTAATAGTATCTCCTACGACAGGAAAGAAAGGATTACCGTAATTAGGATTATAATTAGGATCACTAGGATTATTGTTACCAACTGTATCAAAGTTTGTAAATGCTATTTCTAAATATCCGTCCCATTTGTCACTTACTGTAAATTCTGTGTAATTAAGTGTTGCCCAATCAAGTGCAATAGCACTAGGATTTTGTATTGTTCCATTAGTAAGTGGAATGCTGTTTAACCATAAACTAAATTTATCACTAGTATTAAGACTATCACTAAATGTTTTACTTGCTCTAATCATTACTCTGTTGTCAACTACTGCACCAGTGGCGCCTATATGACTAACTGTTTCTAAATGACTGCTCTTTGTATTAGCCGTTGCAACATCAACTGCTTTGTTATCTAATATATTTGTATAGATATCTGGAGTTCTTGATTCATTTAGTTTAATAATATCTTTAATTACTAGACCAAAGTATTTTTCTTCATTGGTTGTAGGAGTAATTGTTGATCCTATTTGTACTTTCCACCAACCATCGTAATATGCATGATTTTCAACAATAGGTAAAGTGTAAGCACCAATTAAGATATTTCCAAAATATAAATCACCGGAAGTTGCAAAAGTACCATTAACATCATTAACATAAATTACAGATTCGTTATCTGCGTTTGTAAATGTGTAAACGACTTTACCTCTAGCATCGCTAGTTTCAATTATATCTCCAATGCTAACCCCTGATTGTGTGCTTGGCACTAATAAAATTTGATCAACCTTTTCATTGATAGTATGAGTACCTGTAAAGAACGCGGCATTTAAAGTCGAATCGTTATTAAAAGGATCTCTTCCGCTTGGATATCTAGTAGTTAATCTATTCCATTTTGTATGTAATACATCACCTATTTGTGTTCCTCTGTATTGATTCTTTGGTGCTCTAATTAAAATATGATCTGTTGACTGATTTACTAATCCGTAATTACCTGTAACAATATGTTTTATGTCAATGTAAGTTCCTGCTGTGTTGGCATCCTTAATTGCTTGGTGTCCTTGTGCAGATGATCTAAATGAATTGTAATCTATGCTATCATCTTTAGGTAATATAATTGCAGTGGCTTTCCATAATTGTTCTTGCCATTTAACAATTTCACCTTTTGCATACGTTGATGCACCACTGAATTGTCCTTTAAATTTATTGCGAACATTTGAGGCAAACGGTGCTCCTACTATTAAGTATTCTGCATCTTCACTTAGATATACTGCTGTTCCAAATCCACTATTAGCATCTGCGAAATATTCTGGCTCTATAATTGTTTGCGTTATTATATGATTAATATTTTCACTACCTCTGAAATAAACATGAACTTTACCTCTACCAGTTATGTCTGGTGAACCTACTGCAAGTGTTTGGTTATTTCCGTCTGCATGAACATTAGCACCAAAATTCTTTTCTATTCCTTGCGTATAATTTGTGCTATCATTGTATATGTTTTGTTTTAAGTCGTAACCGCCTGTGTTCTTTAATACTACCCATCTATTAGAATCGTCATCATCTACCCAAACAGTTGATCCTACTTCTATTTCTCTTTTACCAACAAATTCATTTGCTTTGATTAAGTTAGGTAATCTAGCAAGTTCAAATTTTGTAAGGAAGCCTGTTATGTTAGTAGCATCGGCAGTAGGTGCGGTTGAAGCCTTTGCTTTAATAGTATCTAGTGATACACTTTCAACTTTGAAAAACTTCTCTTGTCCTGTTACATTTCCTATACCAACAATTTCATCTTTTACTACATTAGGTGCATTAACACATTTAATACTTGTTACTCCTGCACTATCAGTTGTTAAGTCTAATACTTTAATGTTAGTTCGTGCATACTTGTAAACATTCCAAGTTTGTAAATCTTTTGCTACCCAAACATAACTGTTAACATTTACATTAGCAGGGTCTAAGTTTAATATATCATCATAATTTGTTAATGTAAAGTTTACATCATCTTCGTTAACGTATCCTGCTGTCTTTATAAAACCTTCACTAAAATAATTTGTAGGGAAAGGAGTATGTGCATATCCTTGTGGTTTTAGATAAACATCACTTGGTACTTGTCTTATAATTAAATCAGTTGCACTAGGATCTATAAAGTTAACCAACTCTACAGGTTGAGGACTTAATTTAAATTTACTTTCGTCAAGTAAAAATTCAACTTCGTCAAATCCTTGTGAGGCTCCATACTGTCCTCTTTTAAGTGCCCATTCTTCGTAAAACTCTAAACTGTCTTTGTTAGCACTACCTAATGCATCAAACATTTTTGTAAGTGCATTTGACGTTCCTTTATCTTGGATCATTCCTTGATAAAATTTGTATTGCGAAACATCGTCATTAATAATGTTTTGTATATACTGTCTTTTTTGGTAGCCAATTAAATGCTGTGCTAGACGCTGTTGTTCACTATCAAAGTTGTCAGTGTCTAAGTCATAAAAATCACTAAACTGATTTGTTTTGTATTCAAAGTTTGGTATTAATGAACTCTCTGGTTTTTTAGGTAATACATTCCAATCTTGATCTGCAAAAGTACTAGTGCCTGCGATTTTTTTATTCGCAACATAATAAAAAGTTTTATGCTGTACAATATCACCTATTGCATAATCTTTCCATTGTTCCCATTCTGTACAACTTGCACTATCATATATAAAGCCAGGTATATTCAATCCACCTGTCCATTTTTCAGTTCTATATCCTAATACTTTAATTCTCTCTTGTCTATAACCAGGTGTAATATCATAAATTATATCGTTGAATACAGTTTTATTATCAATAATTAAAACGTGTTCTCGTTGTACTAATGGAAGTTTTAAATGATATATTCCGTCTGCACTATTTTTAACTTGCAAACCAAACTCATTAAGGCTATCTCTTTTTGTACTACTGAAATTTCTTTTTAGTTTTTTACCATCTGCTTTAAGTAAACTGTAATCATAGAATGGATCAAATATATCATCAACTACCGCATACTGTCTACTAAAGTTTAATTCTTGTGCTGAAGGACTTAATGTAATAAGTGCACCTTCTTGCCAATTTTGTGTAGTCCAGAATAAAAATTCTCTAGTTGTTAAATCCCAGTTTTCAACCTGTTCTAATTCTCTATTAAATGTATCAAATGTAAATCCAATTGATGTTTGGTATTTTCCATATCCTAATAAAAAGTCAACTACATCTTGAATTGTTAACAATGTAGTACCATAAGGAAGTGTGCTTACAGTGTTTTCAAACTTAGATCTAAATATTGCAGTACGTCCACCTTTGCTAGGTAGTGCTGGTAAAGGTGTCCAATTATCTTCTATGAATGCTGTTGCTGTATGAGTAACTTTTGCTCTGTAATATTTTTGTCCATTCTCAGCCAATGTACCTGCAGAATAAGTTTGACCTACTTCGAACTTAACAAAAGTTTCACTGACTGCGCCAACTGTTCTTACAGGATCAGCGGCAACTTCGAGTGGCTTGTTATATTTAAACATTGGTGCAGTATTATCATAACCTTTTATTATGTAACCGCCTTTTGCTTTTTCTACAATGACACCACTGTAACTGACTGCATCAATTGGCGAACTTGTATTAAAAATAACTTTATAGTTTTCTTCTGGAATAAAAACATTACCTTCGTTTGTAGGTGTTCTACTGTCAAGGATAAGTTTGAACTTATCTTTTTGTGTAAAGCCTCCTAGTTTACAACCTAATTTGTTTTGTAGATTAGCAATGTTTTCTTTGTAATCTGCAATCGTTGTTGTAATACTTCCATAAAGATAATCAAATATGTAATTAACAAATCCTGCTGTTTGACTTCTTGTGGTATCAGTCGCAGTATTAGGCCATACTATATCGCCTAATGCAATTCTTTTATTTGTTGCACTATATACTAATTCTTTTGCACTATTCCTTATAGTTCTCGATCTATCAAATCCTAATCCTATTATTTTTGTAGGTTGATTTAAACACCAACTAATCATTAACGCAAATGGATATTCTGAACTTTTTCTCCAAGCACTTTCAGTAGGTGCTTCGTCGCCAAACACAAAGTTATTACTTGTTAAAGGAACAACAACGTTTTGTGCATATCCGCAATCATGAGGACTAATTAATTGTCCTTGGCTATCTACAGGAATGTTTAAATTTAAATTTTTCCTTTTGTAATTATTTCTATATACAATAGTTTTTTTAGGTTCACGCACTCTACCTTCTGTTAAGTCGTCCCATAATATTCTATTTTCATTTGTGTAAGGTGCAGGACCATATGTAGTTTCCCACCAAGTTGGTTTAGTGTGATATCCTAATACTTCCCAAGGATGTGTATGTGGTCTATCAGTGTCTAACCATTGCTTGTAAACTGCTCTCCAGTAGCCTGGTAAAGTAACACCATCTGGATTAGTCATTGCACCATAGTTCCAAGTAAACGTATCCGTGTTACTATAAAATTCACTTGTTGTATAATCTAAACTACCAACTATTTCTAACCACTGAATAAATTCAGCCATCATACCGCTGTTAATAGTGTCTCTTGAAAATCCTGTATCTCTATCAAACGAACCTTTGAATTCGTGTATGTCTACAACTTCTTTATCATATGGAACTTTAATATTATTGTAAATTCTTTTTTCTAATTCTAATAATACATCGTCTCTGAAATCACCGTATGCTTTTGTAATACTTCCATCATGACCTTGTATTACATCAACTGCTGTTTGATAAGTGTTATCGCTGTATTTTTGCGGAACATAAGCAGGATATAAACCTAGTTTACTAGGTGTTTGTGGAATATAACAACCATCAGTTGTTGTGTGTTCAAATATTTCTATCTTATCACCAATAGCCAACGTGGCTGTAATTTGTGCAAAGCCTTGTGTTGTAAAAGTATAATCTGTTCCATGAACAAGTTGCTTACCATTTAGATAAACGTAAACTGCTTTATTACTTAAAGACGTTAAGGTATGTACAAAACTAATTGCATAATATTGTGCGTCGGCATCTACAACTGTGTATTCTTTTCTAGTAGTATCTGCAGACCCAAGCATATCACTAAAATAAAATGCATTATCTTTTGTTTTTTCATTATGCATTTTAGCAAGAATTTTATCAACGTGTTGTTTAGCAGGACCTTCATAACCTAATCCTTCTGCTGTTGAAATAAAATTTCTTTTGAATTTAGAATATTCATTTTTAACATACTTTAAGGCTTTTATAATATTTGCATCTTTGCTTGTCATGTGATACAAAGCAAGATTCATGGGACCTGAATGTTGTAAAAATTTAGTACCGTACTTAGATGATAATCCTAAATCTCTTAAATTATTAGTACCTGGATTTGTTCCTGAAAATCCCGGAACATTATCTACAATTGATTGTACATGATCATTTACTTCACCTAAAGTAAATTCATTTAAATTTGCATTTTGCGGATTATTTTCTAAGTTACTAGGAAACTCATAAAATCCATTATCGTTTTTTATGGCTTCACTTGTTGTTTTGATTACTAACTTATCACCGTTATTTAACTTTGTAGTAAAAGTAATATATGCAACTCTGTTTATTCTATTAATTTGATAATCAGTAAGTTCGGTTTTTCTTTGATTGTTTACATATACTTTAGCAGTTAAATTATTTAAATCGCCACTGAAGTTATATACATCAATCGGAAAGTCATTTCGTTTTACTGATGTGTCGTACTGTCTTACAACTTCTTGGGTACTTAACGTGTCTGCTTTTTGCCAACCTGTAACACTTGTAAACACTGTTCTATCTGTGTACTTACGTAATACACTTGTATCAGTTTTTACTGTTGTTGTAACACCACTTAAATTGTAAGTAAAACTATCATTAAGTAAGTTATAGTTGAATACTATGTCACCTGTGTTTTGTACATTTTGATATGATAATGCAAATCCTAATTCTGTGTCTGCTGTTCCTGTTCCTACTTTGTAACTAAAAAGTTTTGTTCCTGTAAAGTTATTATTTGTGTAAGTTGAAAAACTATTTCCTGTTTCATCAAATAAATCAAATGTTGGTGCAAGGTTTGTACCTGTTTTATCTTGTCCTTGAATCCAAGTAGTACCGTTGTGCCAAAACATTTTACCTATATATTTTGTACCATTAGTAACTAGTACTGTTTCATTCTGTAATGGAGATGCATCGGTTTCTTCTTTAAGATTTATAAATGTACTATTTCTATGTTTTATAAATTTTACTTTAAATATTTTACCTTTAACAAAACTATCTGTGTCTGCTGTGAAAAGTATTCTCATACCTTCTACTAAATCTATTCCGTCAACGTTGTAACCAATTGAACCTTCAATGGTACTCATTACATCTGTTGTTTTTACATCAATAAGATCAACATTTGCTTTTGCTTTTGTACCAAAATTATAAAGTTTTACACCTGCTTCAAATTCAATAATAGGTCTTGTTGCTCTACCAGTCTGATCTAAAATTTCTGGAGTGCCCGTTGCCGTTGCAATTTTGCTAATAGTATCTTTGTGGAACCATCTGTTAAAACGTGACCATTGATTTCTATCTGGTGATGCTCTGTTGAAAACAATATATTCTTTTTGTGTAGGATAATTGTTTGCATTACTAAAAGGTACTCTATCAAATGATTCTGTATCAAATGGTATTTGTTTTGATTCTGTACTCGATCCTGGAATTTCTAAGTCTGCCTCATTGACTAATTGGATTTCTTCGCCTACACCTTCTACATAATATTCGTTACCTACATAAGTTGCCGGAGTAACTTCTCCGCCAAATCTAATTTTCATACCGTTTGAAAATGAAACACCCGACTCTGTAGTATATGTCTGTTTACCAATTATTTCTGCATCAACATCAATAGCAGTGTTTTCTTCAATATTATAAATGTTCATACTACCAGAAGTGTTTACATCATTTTTACTAATATAAAATAATTTTTCTGGAGCATCATCTGGTATAGTAAATTCTAATACGCCTTTTTCAACATATACAACACCGTCACTAGTTGTAACACCTTTATTATAAAGTGTACTAATATTTTTTCCTGCTTCATATCCTTCAACACCGCCAACTACAGGATTAACAAGATATCCATTTTGGTCAAAGTTTGCACTATCATAAATTTTACTATCATATATACCTGCCGCCAAAACACCCTCAACGGTTTCAGTTACAATAGCCGCACCTGGTGTAAACACTCTATTAGTTGCAAACGCAATAGGATGTCCTGGTGTATCTATAACAAACCTATATGTTTGACCTTTATAAAGTTTTAAAGTTGGATTAGCAGTTTTGCCATCTGGTGTAAAAATAAAAGCCATATTATCGCCTTGGTCTTCTACTGTTACTTTGTATGTACTAGTGATTCCTTTTGCTTGTCCTAAAACAGTTAAAGTTTGTGGACCTTCTGGTAACCAATAGTATTCTCTATAATTGCTAAATTTGTCCCAGTCAATATGCGGATTCCAAGCATAGTATTCTTGTGAATTTAATTTACTATGGTCTGCAACATTGCCTCCAAACACTTTTGTTTGATTAATAAAGTCTTGGTAATCTTTGTAGAATGTTGTGTTACCTATATTATCATCAACTACTACTGCTGGTTCTAATTGATAGTCTTGTCTTAAATTAGAAATGTCATTAATATAACTATCTGTTGAATTAAATGCCTTGGCATTTCTCCTACCAATATATCCGTTAACTTTTTCAACTGTACCTGAACTTATTAATTGATCTAATGTAGAACTAATAAACTTTTCGTTAGCAACCGTTCTAAAATATCTAGGTAAGAACTTACTTGCTTTACGAGTTTCGTTTCCGTTTTTTCCTGTTGGTAATGGAGTTTCGTTTTGACTATTGTCGTATGCCATTAGTATCCGCTCCCACTAGATCCGCTTGATCCACTGCTACTGCTACTGCTACTGCTCGATGAACTAGAACTACTAGAAGAAGTTGTGGACGAAGTTGCACTAGTGAAAGCACTACTTGAAACACCGCCTGTTGAGGTTGTAGTTGATGTTACTACTTGACCTTCAGACTTTAATCTAGTAGCAGTGATGTTGTCAATGATTTCAACATTATCAACAGTTGCACCACTTATGAATATTTCATCGGATTCTGAATTTATTTCGTATAGGCTACCAAATGATTTATTTGCTTCAACTGGTACTATTACAAATGTTAATAAATTTGGTGCTGTTTGATTCATTACGTATGTTGCCATTTCTGTGAAACTAAATTTATCTCCAAAATCCCAATTATCTAAAGCAAAAAATTGATTAATTGCTTGAATGACTTTTACTTTTAAATCATTATCATTAACAACTACTTCTGTATTTTTTACAATTTTAAATTTTGCTTGTAAACTTAAATCTGCTTTATCTCCAAATAGTACTTTATATTTTACTGGATGATAAATTACTTCATCGCTAATTGATTTAATAGCATTAATACTCTGTCCGTAACTTGTATATAATTCATCTGTGCTTGGTGCTAAAGGTTTACTAGTAAGTGTACCTGCAATATACTTCCTAAATTTAGTATCGTAAGATTTAGTTAATATATAAGTGTCAATTATATTTGTGCTACTTGGGTCAATTCTATTAGAGTCGTCAGCACTATGTACGTATTGAAACTTAATTGTTTCTCTACCTTTAAATGCTTTATAATCTGTTGACAACGCCAATGCAAGTGTAGTTGAATTTAGTACTTTAAATACGTCTTCATCAACAAGATAAAATATTGTACCATCATTGTAACTACTTCTTGTACCAACTGCACCTTCATTTTGTTTTACTGTAATAGTATTGCTTGGTGTATATACAAAGATTTCACTTTGGTCTGTTGTTGATTGTTTCTTCATGAACACATATTTTGTTAATGCGTTTGTGTTTGTATCTACATACTCTTCGAAAATATCTGGATTGTCAACTACACCGTCGCTATCGTTATCATAAAAACTTACTTCAACTTTTTTGCTATTGATGTAATTGTCTGAATCTCTATACTCCTTATTAACTTGCCATAGGAAATCTGTTGTAAAAGATCCTAAAGAATCTGGCTTTGTATTAATTGACAAAATATTAATTTTATCTTTAATTAATTTTCCTGTTCTACTATCATAAATTTTATCTGTTGAATCATAATAAAATTTAATTTCTTTATCACTTTCAAAAACATATCTAGTTGTTCTATAAGTTAATGTGTAATTAACACCGTCAGTTTGAAACAATAATAACCAACTACCATCTAATGACTGTTGTGATTCGTCACCTGTTTGTCCTTGACTAAATGTTCCTGCTGTTTTTAAGTTTTCTTGTTTAATAACTTTCCAACTTTCTGTGTTTACATCAAAACGTAAACCAAAAGTATTGTATGCAAAAATTTGATCTATTACTTGACTTTTAACTGCTGAGCCTATTGCATTTGCAAGTTTAGGTCTTACTTCACTTACTATTGCACCTGATGGAATAATATCATTTAAAACAATTGGTCCAACAGCATTTGTAACTGTTGTTCCATCTGTTGCTACACTAACAACTTTTGCCCATTTGTAAGTAACTGCTTGAGGATGATCAGCATTACCAGTCATTAAAGAATGACTGTTATTTGCCATAAAATGTTGTCCTGCTGGTGCTGTAAATTTAATAAGTGCACCTGGTGTTATATATCTTAAAGAACTACCTGTAAATGTTCCTACCTGTAAAGCATCATCATTAACATTTTTTAAATATCCGTTTGAATTATTTGTGCTTGAATTACTTTGTACCCAAGTTGCACCTATGTCGCCTGTTACAATTTTTGCAAACTTGCTTAGGTAAAAATGATTTACATTAGTATTTTTTAGTAAAGGTGTAATAGTATTTTCTACTATACCTTCTACATCAGTTCTTGTTGTAAAGTTAAAACTTGTTACTTCGTCTTTATCTTCTTTATAAAGTACTCCATCATTTCCGTAAATGTTTGTGCTTGAATATTTTCCGGTTGCATCAATCAAATCAAAGTATCTTGATATTCCGCTTGATGTTCTGTTAACACTTTTTACTTTTATAATTTCTTGTGATATTGCTAAAGGACTTACTTGGTAATCCTCACCAGTAATCATTCTGTTTTGTGTATAGTAAGTTGCTGGTGCATTATTTTTAATGCTTTCATTTGTTTCACTAGTTGATGCATTATCAACTGTGTATTTTAATTCCATGTCGATAGTTAAAGTTTCACCTACACCGTTTCTACTTGTATAAGGAATAGTAACTGTAATACCAATCATGTCATCTGGTTGTATTGCAAAACTTCTGTTTTGAGAAGTTCTATAATAAACTCTAAAATTACCTTGTGGTAAATTACCAAATGTACCGTCAGCAAAAATTAAACTAATTCTATCTTGAACTCTACTTAATACACTATAAATATTTTTTATTCTTTTGCTTACACTATTGTAGATTACATTATTTCCTTCAACTGCATCTACCTTAGTCCATAATTGACTCTCAGCACCGTTATTATCTAATCTGTACAACCACACATCACTATCATTTACATTTGTTGCATCAAGTTGAACTGTTTGGTTGCTACCTGGATTTGTAATAGAAAATTGTCCTTGATCTAATATTCCTTGCCTAAATGAACAAAAGTAACCTGTGTTAGTACTTCCGTTACCTTTACCATCTTCTCTATATAAAAATGCTAATCTATTTCCAGGCAATGGTGCTTCTTCTGTTATGTCACCTGATCCTATGTCTGAACTTACTACTTCAAATATTGTACTCTTGCCGTCTACTGTTTTTGTAAAACTATAAACTGGAACATCTGCGTTTGTGGCATTGAATCGATACTGCTGAACAGTTATACCATTGACTGTATCTGATTTGACCGGTTTACCTATGATTCCATTATTTGGCAGAGCGGCATTAAGTATTTTTCTAAACTGTTCTTGCCAGTTAGTATTTGCAGGATCGTTCCAAACGACTGTTTGACCTGCTAGGTTTATATTATTACTATCAAATATTTCTTCAGTAGTTGCTACTGATTCAAATTTAAGTAATCCATTTGCTGGTTGATTTCGTTTTGGATTGTAAGAAAGCAAACGTGCTAGTCTTAAAACTGATTCTCTGCGTTCTGCAAGTTCTAAGTAATTTTCTCTAGCATTTAAATCAACTCTGAAAGCAATGTTTTGACCTAAGAAAGCAATAAGATCAATTAAAGCAAGATATTCACTTGATTCTATGTAATCATTAAAGTCCTCAGGATAATTAGTTCTGAGGTAATTGATCATTGTTCTACGTAAATTGTCAAAGTCGTAACTTTGAAAATCTGCGTTTCTAAAAGACTGGTAAACTCTTTTCCAGTCCTCTGCTAACAATAATCTATTTTGTCTATATGTTGTTGACATAATGCTTCCTTACTAATTGTATTTACCTGAAACCATTATCTGCGTACTTAATTCTATGATATAAATCCTGCATTTTGATCAAATGTCAAAAGCAATGATTCTGATATATTATAAGGCAAATATGTCATTGAAACATTAATTTGTAATCCACTTTCGTATTGATCTATTGTAACGTTGTTTACTGTTACCCTAGGATCGTAGTTTACAATTTGTGTAACGTTCTCTGCTATGGCTTCTTTTAATTGTTCTGTTAGTGGTTCGTATAATGCGTCCCACACTATTGTTCCAAATTCGGGATTTTCTAACTTTTCACCCTGTCTAATATGAAACATATTAATAATATCCTGTTTGATCAGTGCAAGATCATACAAGTTAAAACTATTTGCATTAGGATCAACAGTGCTAGTACCACGGTAAGCACGACTAGTAATAGGTGGTTTGGCCCTTTTTGCTGTTTGGACTTTTACTGTTTTAATTACATCTTTTTCTTGTGTACTCATAGCAATATTTATTGTCCTTTCTTGAATGTATCAACTGTTAAGGCAACTGTTTGTGCCGGTAATTCTTCTGGTTTTTGTCTATCTGTTTTAGTATCAACAAATATAGTAGGATCCATGCTTTCATGATGTGTCCACGGTTCGTGTTGAGGTAGACGTTTGGAAAGCGAAGCGTCCGCGATAGCGGTAGCGACAGACGGATAACGTGAAGTATATCCGCTGGCGGCTTGCGGTAACTTATGTGTAGACAACGAAGTTGTAGCGGTAGCGGTAGCGGCAGTAGGGCCATTCATATGGATCTCTTTCGCAGTCTCAGTATGGTTGTCTGTGCTTAATATATCTGTAGTTGTACCTGCTGTAAACTTGTTTGCTCCTAGTGTGTTTATATCTAAATTACCAAGTGTAGTAATTGTGTTGTCAACTGCCACGTAGGCTCGTAAACTCGCCGCAGTGTCAATGTTTACATTAGAGGCGGTCTTTAAATTAAATTCTCTTCCCGCTTGAAAATTAATATCTCTGTCTGCTGTAAAGTTAAGGTCGTTTTCCGTATGCACACTTATACTATCACGTGCATATATGTCTATCTTACCATTGCTACTTAATTCTATCCAACTGGTTCCTTGGGCATTTCCTATGTATATAAGGTCTTCTGTGTTGTGTAAAAGTATTTGATGTCCTGTACGTGTACGCAACCTTACACTTTCGCCCATTGGTAATGCAACGTTTCCGTCCTTGTCTCCTGCTTCTAAATTAGCATACTCTGACTTTGTTGTACCTGCTGGTCCTTTACGTAGGAACTTATCATCACCATCGTCAAATACCAAACTGGATCCGCCCAGTCTCATTGAATGTATCTGTGCTTTTGCTCCTTTGGGTCCGTATGCTGTTTTAGGTGCTCCTGGACTCTTGTCCAAAGGTCCTGGTGTGCTTATTCCATATACCGCACTAGGTATTTCACGTCTTGAACTTGATGATGTAATACCACGTATCTCGTCTTCCAATAATCCTTGTGAACTTAATACTGTGCTTTGTGGTGATACAGGTTTAATAAACTGTGTAGGATCTGCACTGCGTCCTTTTTCCGTTAATTTATTGTATTCCGTAACTGGTAATTTTTTTGCATTGTTTAATTCATTAAATGTCGTTGCCGCATAGTTTCCTGAAGGAACTGCAAAGTTCATGTAATCATCTGGTACACAACCTATCCAATAACCTTGGTTGACTGAACCTTCAACAAACACAACCATAACACGGGTGCCAACGTCGGGTGGTACAAACCACATACCGTAACTCATCTGTGAATTTGCGTAACCTTCGTTTTTGCTGTTTGCTCTTACTGTTGTCTGTCCACCAAACAGGCTCATGTATCTTACGTGTAGGATCTGTCCTGATGCTTCTTCGTCATTACCTGATGTTGTGGTTTTTAGGATTTCAACTTCAAGGTCACCTTTGCTTAATGGATCAAGATGTGAAACTATTCTTGCAATGTAGACTCCATGTCTACGACTTAAACCACCGGCGTCAACTGTACGTTTTTCCTGTGCCATTACGTTAGTATCTCCCCGCCCCTTGCTTCTTGGTTAGTGTCGGTTGTTGTTGTGCCATCTGCTTTGACCTCATTACCAACTTCATCTTTTTTCTTACCTTCTTGGTATGCCTGTGTGTCTGAATCTGTTGCACTTACATTTGTAAGTTGGTTACGTCTTCGCACCATGTTAAGTGTTTGTTTAAATTGTCCACCTTGGAAAACATTTGTAACTTTTACTATTTGATATACTCCTGAAAAAGCATTTACTTTTATTGTTGACTCTGGAAATGTCATTATGCCATTGTCTCCAAAATCAACCGGTGTTCTAAAATTAACAACGCAATCAACTTCACCACTTTGATAGTTTATTGATCCGTCTGCATTTAAATTAATGGTTCCGGGTAAAGGCTCTGAATTGTAATTACCCATTCCACTGTCAGCGATAAAGTAAGGATCTCCCCATATTTCCATGTCCGCTGTAACAAGGTCTGATCCACTATCTATGATAGCATTATGGAAACGTCTAGCAACCGCCATTTCTGGAGTTTCCGGTACAGCACCCGCGGAGTCTGATTTGTTTTCAACATCTGGTAGTGACGCACCAACACCGTCTTTCAGTGTAGAGTCTGTTCCGTCACTTTGCACAAAATTTGTATCTGAAACATCTTCTGCTGTTCCACTTGTTTCAATTTTGTTTGTGCCTGAATTATCTGTGTTCTTGGCAATACTTGTATAGAATGCAGTATTAATGTTTATATCAAATGATAATACATCTTTGTTTGCACCCGTGTATATGTAATTGTATTGTTTTACACATTGTTTTTCTAAAGTTTCTGTGCCTTTTGCCGGAGCAGTTGGTGGAGCAAATTTAGAACTGTGTACCTTGTATGGAATTACTTTATATACGTAAACTCTAGGTGGTCTACCTGATTTCTTTTCTTGTTCTTTGTTTGTTACATTATATACACTTGATTCTATTTTGAACCAATCCTTGAATCCCATTTCGTCAGTGGGTGCATTTGTTCCTATTTTTTGACCATAGTCACTCATTATTACCAACTCTTCTAATATTTTTTGTATTGTCATGCCTTGTGGAAATTTAATTTCCATATTCTTGCCTGGAATAATTTTAATCTTTCCTCTTTCAAAAATACCTTGTTCTTTATTGTAGGTAAATTTTGCAAGTCCAAAAGGAGCCGCACCGGCGGCGCCGTATTCAAATCTGCCTTTGGCAATTTCACCATTACCTATTTCATTGATATTAACTTTAGCAGTACCTCTGCTTTTAATTCCTTCGGATACCTTACTACGTAATACAGTAAAGCCTAATTGTTTACTTAAAAACTCATCAAAGTTTGCAGGTACTTCGCCTTCTTGTCCTGTAATTGATTGCCATGCTTCTTGTGTGGTTACTTTAGGTGCCGTTCCTGCACTACTACCATCATTAGAAACTGTGGCACTATTTTGAGATGCTGAATCATTTGTCCCTACACTATTTTTATTACTTGCAAAACTTCCTGCTGTTGGAAATAAAATTACATACTCATCTGGCTCAACCACATCGCCTTTTTCTTTTTGTTCAAGCAAGTGTGTGTTTAAAACTGTTGCAATACTCTTAGCACCACTTTGACAAAGTTCTTCAAGATTGTTTCCTGATACCTGTACGTCAATTGGTAATTTTTGTACTTGGTCACTGAATGCTACATCATTCCACGGAACACCTTTTACATTATATACACTTCCTGATGCCTCAACACTAAATCCTGCATTGGTCCATTTAAAAGGCATAACCTTTCTCATTCCTAAACTACTATCAGGATAAATTGGATTACCGTCTGAATCCCAACCTTTGAATTCTATTATCAAAACATAAGGTGCTTGTAGATAATTTTCGTGGCCTGCTTTCAATGAACATAACTGAAGTGTTTGTAAAAACAATCCCATTGAGTAAGGTTCATGTACTTCGAATTGAAAACTAGTTGCCTGTGTGTTTCTACTTTTAGGATTGGGTGCAATAAATGTTTGGATTTCTAAGTTATCAATAAAATATTCTAGTTTGACACCGTTCTGTTCATAGGCTGTACGTGCAATACCTTTTACTCCACTACTACCTCCTGTCTTAAGCAAAACGTTTTGTGGATCTTTCATCCTATATGTACTATCAGGATTATTTAATTCGTCATTTGTTAAACAACCAATGGTATAAACATAATTGTAACTAGCAAAGTCATTTAAAGGATTTTCTAAAGGTAAATCTAATCCAGGAACAATTTTTAATACTTTACTTTGTACTTCTTCTTTTTTAATAGGTGCAACTTCATCACCTGCTAGTTTTTCATTTGCTGGTGTTTTGTTTGCAATATTTTTTTCTTGATTTTCAACTGTGTCAGTTGCTAGTTTACTTCCGCCAACTGCAACATTGTCGCTGTTTTTAAATTCTGGATAGGTTCTGTCACTGAACTCTCCAAACATTCCATATTCTGGATAGGTCAGCACTTCGTCATATGCACTTCCCATTTCAACTAGGATAAGATCACCTTCTACATTTTTCGTTGACCTAATGCTAGTATCAATTGGCTTTATCTTTCCAATCATCTAAATCCCCAACAGTCTTTTTAATTTGTCGCCTTTTGGTAGATATATTTCTATTCCTGATTCTAAATCAAATACCGGATCTTTTATTGAGTTCATATTCCTTTGTGCAAACACCCACCAAAGTTTTGGTGTACCATATAAGTCATAAGCAAGTAAGTCTGGTCTATGATTATACTGCGGTGCTACTTCGTATAGCACATCATCTGCTTCTGCTGGAATTGGTCTAATAGTTAAGGTATCAAGATACCCGTTACCATACCTAGTTGCTTTCCATGGACTTGTATCTTTGTAATATGCCTTTGCCATTAAATGAATCCTTTTTGTTTACTAATGTATTCACCATTAACAAAATCTGTTAAACTAAATCCTTGTACATCTGTTCTGCTAAAGATTGGTTGTACTGTAACAGTAACCTGCGACTGCACAGGAACATAAGCAACAGTGCCTGATATGTTTGTATTGTCTTTTGCTCCTTCACTTGCTGAAGCAACTTCACCAATCTTAGAAATATCAACTGCAATGTAATCAATCTCAGTTGGCATATCTAAAGTAAACATTGTAACCACTACTGGTACATTTTTAAAAACATAATCTCCGTAACCATTTAATTTAACTACAGGCGGAGGTGCTCCTTGGAATTCACCTTCTCCATAAAACATTTTTGTTACACTTCTCAAATAATGTAGCATTGAAATCCAATATAAACCCTCTGCAGAATTTTGTACAAAAAATTCTCCTGTAATTGTCATCTGATCCACACTTGAATTGTTGTAAGCATAGAACGGATAATTATTATGTACAGGCGATATCGGCGAATAATTTGCTGTGTGTGATAAGATAATTGTTGGCGTATATGGAAAAGTTAATCCATTAGTTTCATTAAGGGGTGCCAACATTTTACTATTATTAAAAGTTTGTATATTAGGAATAGATAATTTGACACGCCAATCTTTTTCACCTGGTGCAGAACTAAACGAAGCATCTACTTTAAAATTTTGTGTAGGTTCACCATTTACTGGTAAAAGCCTAGAACGTATGTTCTTCATGAAACCATTTGCTTTTGCGGCAAATCCTGTTTCTTTTGGTAGAGTAGTATCATTACTACCCGACTGGCTACTGCTTACTGTACTATTTGATACGATATCTGGTTCCATAAAAAAATCCCCTTTTGGTATATGTATTTATTGACAAAATTAACAGAGTATATTATAATAAGAGTTTGTTTGGAGAAAAAATATGAAAAGAGTCAATTACCTTAATAATAAGGACCTTTTGAAAGAAATACATAAGAGCAAAACCTCTTATTGCAGTTATACTGACGATGATCATGCACAATATGACATTATATTGCCAAGTGTAGACAAAATCAACGTTAGAACCATTGCTGAAGCCAAAAGGAATAAGGCAAAGAGATTATCTACCGCAGAGTATGAAAGGCGTAAAGAACTAGGGGAAAAAGTAAAACAGGCTGAATGTGCCATTGATTATAGAAAAATTAAGAAAGATGAGTTGATCTTTAGGATTATGACGTATGATCATATCCCAGAAGATAAAGGCAGGAAGAAAAACCCAAAAACTATTGCTGATACTAAAGAAAAATTAAATTTTCCACCATTTCAACATTTTAAGTTTACATCAACAGACAAATTGATGACTGTAGGCAAATCCCACTGGGAAGGTGGTATGTCAAATGGAAACTTTAACAAAGAGCATGGTAAGACTACAGAAAAACTTGCTCGTATGTGGATGAAACTCTGTGAACGTTATGCTACAAGAGGTAACGTAAGAGGTTACACATACAATGACGAAATGAAAGGTCAAGCAATATTACAATTAACACAAATCGGATTACAGTTTGATGAATCAAAATCAAACAATCCTTTTGCTTACTACACCGCGGCTGTAACAAATTCGTTTGTTAGAGTTATAAACATTGAAAAACGTAATCAAAATATAAGAGATGACATTTTAGAAATGAACGACATGAGTCCGTCCTTTACAAGACAGATGCAAGGACAATGGGAAAAATCGGTGGCTGATGCATATAAGAAAACTGAGAAGAAATAGTTGACATTTACAATTTTTTGTTGTATAATGTAATAAAGTGAGGTTCTAAAATTGTTTAAAAAAGCGGCTGTATTCACGGATATACACTTTGGACTAAAGTCTAATTCAAAAGTCCATAATGATGACTGTGAAGAATTTGTAGATTGGTATATCGAACAAGCAAAAAAAGAAGGTTGTGAGACAGGCATCTTTATGGGTGACTGGCATCACAATAGAAATAGTTTAAATGTAGTAACAATGGATTACTCTATCCGTTGTTTAGAAAAGTTAGGAAAAGCATTTGATCAATTCTTTTATTTTCCAGGCAACCATGATTTGTATTATAAAGACAAACGTGATGTTCATTCTGTAGAATATGCAAAACACATTGAAGGTATAACTGTTGTAAATGAAATAACTGAAAAAGATAATGTGTGTCTTGTTCCGTGGTTGGTTGGTGAAGAATGGAAAAAGATTCCTAAGATTAAAGCAAAATATATGTTTGGACATTTTGAACTGCCAAACTTCTATATGAACGCAATGGTACAAATGCCAGACACAGGCGAATTGAAGTCTGAACACTTTAAACATCAACAATATGTTTTTAGTGGACACTTTCACAAAAGGCAAACACACGGTAACGTAACATATATTGGTAATCCAATGCCTCACAACTATGCTGATACGTGGGACGATGAACGTGGTATGATGATTTTTGAATATGGAGGAGAACCAAGATATTTAAATTGGCCTAACTGTCCAAAGTATAGAACTATTAAGTTAAGCGAATTAATTGATAAAAAAGATACAATTATTGGTACTAAAACTTATCTTAGAGTAACACTTGATATTGATATAAGTTTTGAAGAAGCAAGTTTTATAAAAGAAAACTTTATTAATGAATATAAGTGTAGAGAGATTACGTTATTACCAAGTCAGCAAGTAGATGAGATTAATACTGATATTGATATTACAAAATTTGAAAGTGTTGATCAAATCGTTACACATGAAATCGATGCAATAGATTCTGAGAATTATAACAAACAGAAACTATTAGAAATATATGGCGAATTATGATAAAGATTAAAGACTTAACCGTTAAGAACTTTATGAGTGTGGGAAATCAAACCCAGGCAGTTGACTTTAGTAATAGACAACTGACGCTAGTTTTAGGAGAGAACTTAGATCAAGGGGGAGACGATTCAGGCTCAAGGAACGGTACAGGTAAGACCACCATCATCAACGCACTATCTTATGCGTTGTATGGTGTGGCACTGACAAACATTCGTAAAAATAATTTAATTAATAAAACTAATAATAAAGGAATGTTAGTTACACTTAACTTTGAAAAAGATAATACAAAGTATAGAGTTGAAAGAGGTAGAAGTCCAAACACACTAAAGTTTTTTGTTGATGAAGAAGAGCAAGAACTTACAGATGAATCGCAAGGCGATAGCCGTAAAACACAAGAAACAATAGACACATTATTACAAATGAGTCACGATATGTTTAAGCATTTAATTGCATTAAACACATATACAGAGCCATTCCTTGCAATGAAGCCAAATGATCAACGTGCGATTATTGAACAGTTATTAGGTATTACAATTCTATCTGAAAAAGCAAATGTGTTACGTGAACACATGAAAGTAACTAGGGATAGTATTACAGAAGAAAATGCAAAAATAAATGCAATACAAGAAAGCAATGAACGTGTAAAAGAAAGTGTTGAAAGTTTAAAGATTAAATTAAGTGCTTGGGAACAACAACGTGAAACAAATATTAAAAAACTTGATAGCGGTGTGGATGAACTTGAACATATTGATATAGACAAAGAAATTGCAGACCATGAAAAGTTACAGAGTTGGAATGAAACAGAAAAACATCAACGTAACTTAATTAAAGAACAAGCAACGTTAGAAAGTGCATTATCTCAAACTGACAAACGCCTTGCAAAAGTAAGCAAAGAATTAGATGATCTTGAAGATGCAAAATGTTATGCTTGTGGACAAGATTTGCCAGATGAAAAAGTAGAAGAAATACAAACAAAACTTCAAACTGAGTATGGTGAAACTACAACTTACTTAATTGAAATAAACGAAAAGGCAGAAAAGGTAAAAGCAAAACTAGATGAGATTGGTGAAATTGCTGATAAGCCAAACACATTCTATGAAACTGCCAAAGAAGCATATGATCATAGAAGCAATATTGAAAACTTAAAAGACGCATTGAAAAGAGCAAAGGAAGATAAAGATCCTTACACAGAACAAATTGAAGAATTACAAAATACTGCAATCCAAGAATTAAATTGGAATAAAGTTAATGATCTTACAAGTCATAAAGAACATCAAGAATTTTTATACAAACTTCTCACAAACAAAGATAGTTTTATACGTAAGAAGATAATCGATCAGAACCTCGCATATCTTAACAACAGACTTACGTTCTATCTTGATCGTCTTGGTCTTCCACACTCTGTGGTATTTAAAAATGACCTAGCAGTTGAAATAACACAGTTAGGTCAAGACCTTGACTTTGACAATTTAAGTAGAGGTGAACGTAATAGACTTATACTTGGATTGAGTTGGGCATTTAGAGATGTATGGGAAGGCTTATATCAAAACATTAACTTATTGTTTGTTGATGAACTTATTGATAGTGGTATGGATACTGCTGGTGTAGAATCTAGTTTAGCAGTACTTAAGAAGATGGGTAGAGAAAGAGATAAAAACATTTATATCATTTCGCATAAGGACGAGTTGCAAGGTCGGGTAAACAATGTATTAAAGGTTATTAAGGAAAACGGCTTTACAAGTTATGCAAATGATGTTGAAATAGTGGAACAGTGATATTAGATAAGATTAAAGAACGTGGCGAAGAAATGGCTCCATTAGAAGGGCATGATCGATTACAGTATCTTATTGATATAGCAAGAGAAGTTGAACCTTTAGACGACAGCGAAAAAATAGACGATAATAAAATCAGAGGTTGTGCAAGTAATTTGTGGGTAGTAGGAACAATAAACAAAGACGGAACAATGTCCTATAAACATGATGCAGATGCTTGGATAACAAAAGGTACTGCAAAAGTTTTAGTAGACCTTTTAGACGGTGAACATCGTAGCGAAATAGCACACTTAACCTTAGAAAGTTTTGAAGGGTTAGGTATCAGAAATCTTTTAACAATGCAAAGACAAATTGGCTTTGGCAGTTTAGTAGAACGTATGATAGGAATAGCAAAAAATGGATAAAAGAATAACTTCAATACTTTACTCAGAGATAGGTAGACAAAATGCTACCGTAGAACTTATTGCAAGTGAAAACTTTGCATCAGAAGATGTAATGAAACTTGCAGGATCAGTATTTACAAACAAATACGCAGAAGGATATCCAGGCAAACGTTATTACAACGGTTGTGAACATATGGATTCAATAGAACAACTTGCAATAGATCAACTAAAAGAATTGTATGGTTGTGAATTTGCAAACGTGCAACCACATTGTGGAGCAAACGCAAACACGGCAATTTATCTTGCGTTCCTAAAACCAGGAGATAAGATTCTGGGAATGGATCTTGCAAGTGGAGGACATCTAAGTCATGGTGCTAAAGTAAACATTTCAGGAAAAGTTTATGACGCACATCACTATGGTGTTAATGAAAAAGGTTTGTTAGACTATCCTGCCATAATGGCACAGGCACAAGAAATAAGACCTAAGATGATCATAGCAGGTGCTAGTGCATATCCTAGAGCAATAGATTTTAAAATGTTTAGACACATAGCAGATAAGGTAAAAGCATACTTATTAGTTGATATGGCACATTACTCAGGACTTATTGCCGGCGATGCCTATCCAAGTCCTGTACCTTACGCAGATTTTGTAACAAGCACAACACATAAAACTCTTAGAGGTCCAAGAGGCGGAATAATTTTGTGGAACAATCCTGATTATACTAAAAAGATTAATAGTGCAATCTTTCCAGGCACACAAGGTGGTCCATTGATGAACATCATTGCCGCAAAGGCACAGGCATTTATTGAAGCAAACACAGATGAATTTAAACAATATTCAAAACAGGTTGTTGCTAATGCACAGGCAATGGCAAAGGTTTTTAAAGACGAAGGGTATAAATTATTAACAGATGGCACAGATAGTCATATACTATTGTTAGATTTGAGTGACACTAAATGGTCAGGTAAGGATGCCGCAAATCTATTAGAGGAAAATGGTATCACAGTAAATAAGAATGGAGTTCCAAATGATCCTAGATCTTTTGTTGAAACAAGTGGAATCAGAATTGGTACTGCCGCAGAAACTACAAGAGGTCATGATGAAGAATGGTTTAAAGGACTTGCAGGGAAAATTATAACATTACTGGCATAATACAATGACTGATGATAATCACGACAAACTAGTAAAAGCATATTTAGAATATTTTAAAGCACACGAAAGTTATCAGAAGACAGGTGGAATAAGACCTAGACGTGAAACCAGACGATGGCTTAGAGAAATACGCGATCTAGCCAAAATACGAATGAACGAAGTTCAAGACAGTTACGTAAATCGCAGAGCAGATTCCAAAAAAGACGAGCAGGACAAATAGACTTGGTAAGTATCCATATGCAATGGACTTACAAAGGAAAAGTAGTAAAAGAATTACCTCTTGGTTGTGAAGCCTTTGTATATCTTATTACAAATACAACCAATGGACGTAAGTACGTAGGCAAAAAACTCGCTAAATTCAGAAAGACACGCCCACCACTCAAGGGCAAGATAAACAAACGTAGAAGCAAAGTAGAAAGTGACTGGAAAGACTATTGGGGTTCCAATGATCACTTAAAAGAAGACGTAGAAAAATTAGGCACTGATAAATTTACTAGGGAAATTTTGTATATTTGTCCTAGCAGAGGCGTAGCAAGTTACTTAGAGGCAAGAGAACAATTCGAAAGAAAAGTTTTAGAAACTGACACTTATTACAATGGCATTATAAACGTAAGAGTAGGCGGCTCAAAAATTCTTAAAGAAGCACTTCAAGGCTTAAAATAGCAACACTGTTTGGTCGGAATAGTTCGACTCACGTTGAGATCACATGGATCTTGTGATCAGACTCTCGTGCGTTGCAAGGTTGATACTAACTTAGGTATTAAAAGATCGTGGCTCTGAGAAAAAGCAACCACACCGTTAATATATTTTGCTTAACAAGGATATATTAATGTTCCGTAACTTATGCGAAGGCTAAGGTAGGGAGTTGACGGGTTACCGCTTCCATACATATTATTATGTAATCCTTTTTGTTAAGATGGGACGCTTATCTCACATGATGGCTTTCTTACTTTGCCCGGCAACGGGCGAAGTATGGCTCAACTATCTACATGATAGCAGTTGCTTACGCAACTTAATGTTTCACAGATATAGTGTTAGAGCGAAAGCGAAAACACAGTTGATCTTTAGATCAACTTTAAACGTCCTTTAAATAATCATTTGGCACAAGTCTTACTTCCGTGTTAATCTGATTTTTCGTTCCTGTATTATGCTTTGCAGTGATAATGCTATCTCTAGAAAAATAAAAGCCTAAACTTTCTGCTTTTTTCATAAATTCAAGAAACGCACTTTCTAATTCTACAACTTCTTTTTTGTTCATAGGTAATTATTTAATATGAACTACTGAGACTAAATAGTATTAGTTAAAGAAATAGGATTATTTGATGAAAGTACACCAAATTATATACGAATCTAGCAAACAGACTGTAAATGAGAAGCCTGCAAGTGGGTTAGGCAACGTTGCACGTAAGATAGGTGCTAAGGTTTTGGCTAAAGTAGGTGCTAAAAACACCGCGGCCGGCATGGCCGGTAAGGCAGATGCCGCTGACAAGGCCAACGCATTATACACACAATTTAGAACGTATATGGGACAAACTGGTGAAAAATACGGTAATGCTATGCAGGCATCTAGTTTAAAGAACTTTCTAGATCAAAACAAAATTCCAACAGTAAACGTTCCGGCAGACGGTGTAATTACTAAAAAGCAGGCTGATGAATATATCATGAAAGCAGTGCAAGATAGTTACAAAGGCAAAGGCGGAGCAATAAAGCAAACAGGACAGGCTCCTGCACAAGGTGGTAAAGCACGACAAGGCCAACAACAAGGTACTGCACAACAAGGTACTGCACAGGCGGCTGGTAATGTGGGCGGAGGTGCACCTGCACAACAAGGTACAGGATCAGCAAAAACACCCGCTGGTAAGGCTCCACCAACTGGAAACGGATCAACTGTAGGTAGTGCTAAAGAAATTCCACCAAGCATACAAACACAGTTAGACCAAATGACTCCTGGAGAGAAAAAACAATTAGCAGGAATGATAGCATGAAAATAACTGAAGTACATCAATTTCCAAAATCAAATAGAACAGCAAGTATCCTTACAGAAGGTTACAAAGATCTTACAGAAACGCAAAGAGTATATCTTGGCAGATGGGAAAAGGAACTTTGGCCATTACTAGAAGAATTCAAACAAGTTTCAGAAGCAAATTTAACTGCTGACGAAATACAATCAATATTTAAAGGTGCAGAAACACAAAGTATTGCAAGTGGAGATAATAAAACTGCATTAGGTAAAGTAGGAAGTGCGGCAGGAGCCGTTGCAAAACTTCCTGTGGATCTTGCTAAAAAAGTAGATGCTAAAATAAATGAACTTGGCAGAATGGCTCAGAATGCTGGTCCTGTTAAAAACATGGATCAAAAGTTTGATGAACTAAAAAAGAAAATTGAAGCAGAAAATTCAGACTCAAAGATTGTACAAGGTATTAAAAAAGTAAGTGACTGGGCAAAAGAAAATCCAGGCAAGGCAAGTATTGCCGTTGGTATCCTTACAACTGTGGCGGCGTTTGCAGGTGGACCATTAGGTGGTGCGGCCGCTGGTTTGGTTTTACGTTCAACAAAAGATTTATTACAAGGTGAAAAACTTTCAACAGCAGTTGGTAAGTCAGTTAAAACAGCGGCATATGGTGCTCTTGCTGGTGCGTCATTCAAATTTTTATCACAAGATGTATTAGATAACTTTATGACTTCATCACAAGAAGAATGGTTAGCAAACAAAGAAGCCATGGAGGCGGCAAATGCGGCCGCGGCTAAAGCCGACATAGCCAAAGACTTTGGGTTCGATAGTGTTGGTGATATGAATGCTGAGTTCAACGGAGCAATAGATTACAAAATTATGGGTAACTACAACGGTTTCTCTTACAATTATGATGTTACTATTGCACCAGAGTACGCAGAAGAATTCAAGGCGCTTAACAATGCAATGAACAGTGCGAAAGACTTTTCGCCGGCAGATTACAAAGCGACTGCTGAGTTTCATAGTTTCATGAGGGGCATGGTAGACAACGAAAAGAATAAACTAGCAGGTGCAATTATTGATGCTCTTAGAGAAGTACCAAAAGATTCACTGAACATGAGCCAGGTAACTGATCTATTAGCACAAGACCAATCATTAGAGCAGTTATATGATAAACTTGGAGATACTTCAAAAGTAATGGGTGCGGCATTACAAGGTGCTATGCAAACAGTTGACGATACAGCCAAAAATGCACAAAAAACAAAACCAGCAGACCAAGAAGAATTAAAACAATTAGAACTTGACTTTAAAGGTGGGGAAGACAATCCAGCAGATGACAAGGTTGCAGTAAGAGGAACTGAATCAGTTTCTTATGCAGATGCATACGAACACTTGTACGAACAATACTTAACTGAAGCACCGGCGGCAACTGCAACAGCAGATGCACAAGGTGAATTACCATTAAACAATCCTAATACACTAGGTGCTAAAGCAGGTAGAGGTATTAAAGGTGCCTTAGGTAAAGTAGGTGGTGCAATCAAAAAAGGTGCTAGTGCAGTAGGCGGTGCTGTTAAATCAACTGCTAAAGAACTAGGACAAAAAATCACAGTAAAAAAATTAAATTCTGAATGGGAAAAAATGGGTTCACCAACAGACAGTGGATCTATATACAACTTATTATCATCAATGGGAATATCCAATGATAACATTCAAGCAATAGGACAAGAAGCAAACGTTTCAATTGAAAAAACAGCAGACGGTAAACAACCAGAAGCACCAGCAACAGCAACAACTCCTGATGCACCAGCAGGTGGAGACACAGCAGGTGGAACTGGCGATGCAGGAACAGGTGGAACAGGTGACGCAGGAACTGGCGATGCAGGAACAGGTGGAACAGGTGACGCAGGAACTGGCGGAACTGGAGATGCTAAAGCAAAAGACGGTACAGCACCAGCAGGCGGACAAGCAAGTGCAACAGGCAGTGATCCTAAGAATGACGGACCATTTGATATGAAATCTAAACCACCTAAAGGTACAAACGCAGGTGTTGTTAGTGGTGACTTTGAATGGAAAGGCGCACAGTGGATCAATACTAAAACTGGTAAAATTGCAGACAAAGGTACAGCCGCAAAATTAGGTAATCCTAAAATAGCAGAGTTGGCAAGAGAAATTGAAAAAGCAGGAGTTGGCGCTCTTGTTAAAGATCAAATAAGTGCACCTGGTGTTAAAGCAGGAACACCACAAGCCGCAGTTGCTAAGAAAGTAGTAAGTAAAGCCGCACAGGCTCAAGGCGCTACTGCTTAAAACAGTAAAATCCATAAATTAATAATTCAATGAATAAATACTACTGTAGTAAGAGGAGAAATGACACATGAACTTTATAGTAGGAATAAGAAACTTTATACTTAAATTGCTATATAAGATAACAAGACCACTTATATTTTTAATGGATC